TTGCTTACCGACACAAAATTAAGAAAAGCTCTTGGCAAAAAGAGAGACCAGATCGAGGTCATATCGGACGCTCATGGTCTGAATGTCCGGTTGTCTACTTCCGGCAGTATAACATTCTTTTACCGCTACAGATGGAACGGGAAAGCCGCTCAGCTAACGATTGGCGATTATCCCACCACCTCCTTATCTCAAGCTCGCGAACGTAGACAGCAGTTCAGGGCCTGGTTGACAGAAGGACTCGATCCGAGACGGCAAACAGTTCTGGAGAAACAGAAAAAAGTCGAAGCGCTCACCGTTAAAGAGGCTTTCGATTACTGGGAAAAGTATTACTGCATCCCTGAAGGTCTTGTGAAAATCAAGGTTAACCGACGGGACTTCAATAACCATATAGCGCCTGTGCTGGGGAACATGATTGTTGATCAGACCACTAAAGCGCACTGGCTTAACCTTTTTGATGGCATGGGGCGAAGAGTTGTCACTGGTCAGATGCTTGGGCTGATGCAGCGTACGTTCCGTTTTTGCTCCAATCGAGGGGTAATTAATGTGAACCCAATTGAGAGCCTTAGGCGCTCTGACGTAGGTCTCACAGCATCCGTAAAAGATCGCAGATTGAGTGATGAGGAAATAAAAATAGTTTGGAACATCCTTCCTGAATTGAAGTACAGACAACAGCTGATAATGAAGTTTCTCATCATGACTGGCTGCCGGAGTACGGAGATCAGGACAGCAAGATGGGAGTGGTTCGATTTCCATGAGCAAACGTGGACCATTCCGGCAAGCGATTATAAAACCGGGAAATCGGTCAGAAGGGCACTTCCCGAGGCAGTAGTAAGAATGATGTTAGCAGAGAAGGAAACGTCAGTTTCAAAACACGTTGTGACACTGTCACGCTACAGAGGGCCAGAAGATGACAGACCGCCACTACAACCAAACGTCGCTCTGTTTTCTGCTCAGATTATAGCTAAAACAGGCATGAAACCCTGGTCTCTCCATGACCTCAGGCGAACAGTGGCGACACGCCTTTCTGAATTAGGTGCGCCGCCACATGTTGTGGAAAAACTGCTTGGCCATCATATGGCAGGTGTCATGGCACGTTATAACCTGCATGATTATCTGGATGATCAGCGTCACTGGCTTGCTGTTTGGCAGGATCACCTTGAGAAGCTGGTTGGTCAGCCTCTGGTTTGATCCCCACGTTATCTTCCCAGGCCAACAAGTCTGAAAGTCTCCACCTTTTAGGGCTGCCATTTATTTTAGGCTGCGGGAATGGCTGAGCAAAGTAAGAGGGCATCCGGGATGGGGTGCTCCAGAAATAAAGTGTGCTGCGCGATATTTTGTATCTGGACAGAACGTCATCGGTTATCAAAATTTCATCTGATTTATGAGATGTATTAGTCATAAAAACCCCTTAGTTACATTGTCCAGGCAGATGGTGTAGCCGGCGCGCGCAGCTCATGGCTGTGGCCACATAGCTACTTTTTCTGTTAACAACTTCTACAGTGATCTTTGAGCCTTGAACCACCACCGTATAAGTTCTCTTCGTTTTCTGTCGCCCGTAGGCTCCATAAAGCTCAACGTGTTTTGCCAGTGCCGCATCGCACGCCTGGCGGCCCAGCGGTGATTGTTTGCTTCGGTTAATAAGTCGCATATTCACCTCACACAAAGACATCAACCGGATCGCCAGCTGCGCGCGCGTTGTCGTTCGCTTCCCGGCGGAGTCCGAGAACATAGCCAACGGGATCCCAACTGGACAGAATTGCATTGAGCTCTTTATGGCTGTGCCAGGTTGTCATACGCTTTTTAAGCTCGGTGGCGCAGGCGCGCACGTTAGCCCGGGTGGGGCCGGCCATCTTCATGCATAAGCACAAAGTCAGAAGCAGATCCGAATATTCGTCGGCGGCTGCGCGCAATGCTGCCGGGTCGATGCTGGCTTCCAGCTCAGGTAATCGATGTTTAAGACTCATGCTGCACCGCCTTCAACGCGCTTGAACTCGATAACCCAAACCCAGGGGTTGGCTTTCCAGCTCTCCTCGCCGTAGATTGAGTCCCACAGCTCGCGGAATGCTAAACCGGCTTCCATAGGGCCAGATGCGGCAATAACACCCTCGGCGCGTGCATCGTCCTGGCTCATGCTGCGTAGGCGCTCCACGCGCACGCCGGTGATTTCCAGCAGAATACGGCTGGCCCAGCGCGGCATGTGCAGCGAAGGAGTCCATTTCTCAGGCGTTGCCGGTTTATTGCAGACAGCTACGGGTACACGGCGGGTTTGCTCCGTCCACGAATTTCGCTCGCTGGCTTTGTATACCAGGGTAGCGACGTCTGTAGCCCGGCTATGCACCCGAAAAGCCTCCCGCACCCAGATGCGATCGCCGACGGCACCGAACGGACAATGGATTGCGATATCTTCAGTTTTCGGCAACAACAGTCCGTTAAGAGGTCTGCTTAACCACTTACCGGATAAACTTCCGCTTAATGTTGCCTCTGGCTGCGGCTTGATGATTCGCCGGGTCTGTGTCTTCCTGCCGCTCAGCAGCGCCCGCACCATCTCAGCGTTAAAAATCATTCCGCGTTCAGTAATTTTCGTCATATCGTTACCGGGAGGGCGAACCCTCCCGCCTCCCTTAGCCCACGTATTCCGGTTTCATGTCGTCCAGAGTGATGCGGAACTGGTCATACAGTTCATCACCGAGGTGGCGGCGCGATGAGGTCAAGGTACTTTCTGCCTTCGCGAATAATGCTTCTGCTTCCGGATCCCCCGGGTTAGGGAGTGAATTTATGGCGGCCTCAACTTTGTTCTTCGCATCAACAAGGTAGTAGCGTTTCACTGCCTTACTCTTCAGTTCGGTATACAAAGCAGTACCCAGCAGAGCTTTCTGTGATTCGATGTCTACACGAATTGCTTTGGCCTGGTCCACTGAGTCAGCTGTATCAATCCGCTCTCGGAGTTCGTGAGCAACAGAGTCAACGTTAGATGCAGGCTCTTGCGTGCTGGTGGAATCGCCAACGGAGTGTGTTATCTCATTCAGCGTGACCTTTTCTGTCTGCGCCGGGTTGATAACCCTTTCTTCGCGTTCGTCAATTTCATCGGCGGTATAGACCCCGAGGATCACATCCGGGCAGTACAGCCGCGCCCAACGTTTAACGGCGAGATAGGCCAGTTGCTGACGGGGGTCGCTCGCCCACAGTGTAGAGTTGCGGACTTGTGCCTGTGAAAGCATCAGCACAAGCTCGCGAGGTTCTGATTCTCCTTTGAGCGTTGCCCAGGCGCGGACGCCAACACCCGCTTCATCTTGCAAATCCCAGCCCGGCGCGATGTAGTCGTTACCTTTGCCGCTGGTTTTTTTAATGAAGCGGCCAACGATATTTTCCCATGCACCAAACCATTCAAAATGGATCCGGTCTTTGGTTGGAGCCATGGTGTTAATTACCGCATTCACCAGTTGTGCCTCATAGCCAAGCACACCTGAGTTACCCACGATGAAGGTTTTCTGTGCCACTGCAAACGGATCCATACCCCAACGCGCTGCCTGCATCACTACAGCCATGCACGCATCTGGTTTCCCGCGATAATGCTCAGGCACGAAGTTTCCACTATTGGCCATTACTTCCGAGAGCGTGCGCAGGCGGTTGAACAATTCACCGTTCGTCAGGATAGAAACGTTGTCGATCTTCTGGGTCTGGTTTTCAGTAGTTGCGACTAAATTGGACATTGTTATTCCCCCTTATGCCTGTACGCGCAGCGCTTCGAGACGGCGCATATCAAAATCGTTAAGTTCTTCGGTGTAGTCTTCGGTAATCGGCGCCGGCCATACGCCAGTGTCGAAACCGTTCGCGATGGCACGCATTGCTTTGCGATATTCCAGCATGCCGAGTTCCAGCAGTTCTTCGGATGCCTCGATGATGGCGATCCAGTGGTAGTTCTCGTCTTTGTTGACGAAGATCCAGAAGAACTGATCAAGGGCTGCGGTTTCGCAGTACATAGCCGCGCTCAGGTGGTAATCGCGCTCGATGATTTCCCGGTGCAGTTTCGCGCGTAGGCCTTCCTGCTTGATGTTCCACATGCTGATGGTTTTAAGGTCCGCACCGATGCGCAGGCCGCCCATGTCTATCTCAAGGTCAGGACGCACGCGAACTTCCAGCCCGGTTTCCTCATCAATGCCGAAATAGCTCACCTCGACGGCACGGCTCGGGGGCGTCAACAACTTGCCAGCGGTCGGGTGATTCAACAGTGCTTTCTGAATGGCCAGTGCCGTAGCCAACTGCTGGCGGGTAACCAGTACTTTTCCTTCCGGGTTCTCGCGCCAGGCATCCAGCAGCTCATCGGCAAACACGGCATCCGGTTTAACCGATTTCACGGCCTGAATCAGATCGGCTTTTGTGCCAGAGACTTTCAGCGGCTGCGCCTTCTGCGCTTCCTGAGCAACCATGTCAGGGTTAATGATTGCCAGCTGTTCCAGTAAGGCATCGCGGCCACCGCTGGTTTTCACCTGGGCGGGCAGGGTGGCGTTGTATTCTTTGATACAGGCCTTCATTGCGGTGGCGGTTTGCTTCTGACCGTCTTCAATGCGCTGGAACTCAGCAGGTAAAGACATATAACCCCGGCCGGTTTCTTCAACTGATGTACCCAAGGGAACCTGGGCGGGCAGGTTCGCGTTGTATTCCTCCAGGAATCTTTTGATGTCATCTGCGCTGAGTAAAACCGGAAGCCCGTTGTTGTATTCATCGATAAATGCGCGGATCGTCGCCGTAGTGGTGAAGGCGCCTTCCGGGATTTCCGGCTCGATACTGAATTCTTTTTCCAGCTGATCAGGCTGCAGCGCCAGTGCATGCACCAGATTTCCCATATCCAGAACAGGGGATCGTACCTTCTGTATTGTTTTGGATACGTGGCGCGCCTCGAAATACATCAGCGATACCCGGGCATCTTTAACCATCGTGGAGCTGATGCCGTTAGCGGCGTGGTAGACCTCATTTGGCACGCCTTCATATCGACCAGGCTCGAAATACTCCGGCCATGCTGGCGCTGCTTGTTCAGCATCTTCCTCTTCATCGCTATGAGCACTCTCGGAAACCTGGCTTTTCAGCACTTCGGCGGTAAGATCCGGGCATCGTTCAGCCAGTATTTTGCTCATGTTCACGGCAATTGTTTGCGCAGGAGGCTCATCAGCGCCTTCGCCTGCTGATACCGCATTATCATTTTCGTCTTCGACCGGCTGAGCCGTTTCCATCTGCACATCGCTGGTGGTTCCCCCGGAATTAACTGGATGTAATTTTTCTTCTGCAGCACGCTGGCGCGCTTGGTCCACGATAGAAAGTGCTGGTGCTGGCTGGCTATCCATCAGACTATCAATCGAAAAAACACCATTGCCCATATTTGAAACTTCAGGCTGTTTGGGTTTGGTCAGGTCTTCGGTTATCCACTTCGGATCCGTGGGGTCACTGATACCTTCGACATATTCGCCGCGTTCGGCGGCCAGAACCTGATTAGCGTCAGGGCGTTTCTTTTGAGCTTCTTTCACCAGTTCGGTGCCAATTACCTGAAAGTCAGTTGGGAGAGTTTCCAGGTCAGGCACACCTTCATCTCCATCGATAGCCTTTTTCACAGCGTCCAGAGTGACGGCGGCAGATGAAACATGACCAGCTTTTTCAAGCGTCTCAGTAGAAGGGGCGTCATGCTTATGCTCGGTCAGGTTCGCATTGATATAGGTCTGCAGACTTACCGGGAAATGATGAATGTCGCTGGTGGCGCCACGAATAAGGGCAAAAATCGCGGCGCGGGAATAATCCAGGATGCCTGCAACCTTGCGCAGCGCTGCCGACCATTCCTTGAACGGACTTTCTTTCTTCTGAACGATCTCTTTGGCCCGGCGGTGAATTGATGCCGGGAAATTGTAGATATCGAAATCCATTGGCATTGTGGCCAGGGCTATTTCTACATCGAGCGTATCAAGGGTATGGGTGTAGTCAGGGTTGCGATCGGTTTTATTACCGCCGCCAGCATTAGTTCCTGCATCAGTTTTCAAAACCGAAGAAATGCAGTTACCGGCAGCCCATTCCCTGGTGAGAATGCCGCGGTCGATCGCGTTCGTGGCGAACCACAGCTTAGCAAACTGGATACGCTTACCGAGTTCATGCCGTTTCCCTTCCGGGAAGACTTTTTTATTGGCGCTGGTGAATTTCCAGAGCGCCGGCATATCGTATTTTTTGATTTCAGGGACATTCTCGGCGGCCAGAATCAGATCCTGGACGGCTGCGTTATCAGTGTCCATTTCAAGAGCTGACAGCTCCTGCCGGTGAGGCATGCTGATATGATAAACGTGACGTTCTTCGGCCATGTACTGCGCCAGCAGCTGCGCGCGAAAGGGGAGTTCGGCCACGTTAAAAAGCGCGCTTGAATCGTTCTGGTATTCATCGCTACCGAAAGTTTCCACGGCCTCACCTTGTGCCGCGTCACCAGTAGTATTGGCATCAACCAGCTCGCCACTAACGGGCTCAGCGGATACTCCGGCATCATCGATGTGATGATCCGCAGGCGCCTGACCTGGCTTCAGAGCCCAGGTGCGGCCATCGTCGCCGAGCTGGTAGCGTTCGCACCATGAGTAATCGAGAACACCCTCCGCCGGCAGGTCATTGAATACCGGGAAATCGGTGCGAACTGGTTTTTGATAGTCTTTGCCGCGGCCTGTTTCGATCCCGGCGTCTTCCAGATCGACGTCCAGCTGCAGAAGGGCGCGCGCCTCTGATTTATTAGTGCGCCAGATTACGGCATCAGCTTTACTCGATTTTTGAGTCGCTTTTATCAGATAAAAATATTCCATGTGATAGCCTCTATTTTGGATGTAGAATCCCCCGGGCCATTGGTAGCGCCCATTCAGGGTGGTCATTGGTTTTGGTAATTTCCGGTGTAACTTTGGTCGGTGGCACCGGACGTACAGCCCGCTTCGGCGGGTTTACGTTAGCCCTCGTGCGCCATCTGGTCGTGAGAGGCGCAACGTTCTGAGCAATACTCTTTTTCTTTCCGTGCGAGCTGGTTCCCCTGGAGGTACAACAGGGTGCTCACCACTGGTTTTCCCTCGATTGCTTTACGGCAATAACCGCATTTCTTCTGCATTCTTCCCCCTACATTTGCACCGTGAACCCTGCCGGATGCTCGTCCAGTACACCTTTCAGCGGATAACATTCAGCTTTCACATGTTGCTCTTCTGCAGCTGCCTTGCAGTCATTCTCAGTGTCGTAAACGCCGAGCAGGACATCCTGATTACCGCCTGTCAGCATGCTGACGGTGAGAACCAGGGCAAACATCGTGCTCATGAAGGGTCTCCTTTTTGCGCGAGCATGTAGCACACCCGGCGGATGAAAGCTGACAGCGGACTTAAACGAACAGCCTGCTGACGAGCGGGTTTGCGTGCGAAATCATTCATAGAAACAATCCCCTCAGTGCGCTGAAGAGCGCGATCCAGATGAAGAGCCCAATTACTGCCGAAATGACCATGGCTCTGATGCCTTGTTTGCTCATTCCAACTCCTCATGTATGCCTGTCTTTTAACCACTTCAGGCTCGGTGGTATGCTGGTAGTTCTCACACAGCCAGCAAGGAAATAAAAATGTCAAAACTGACAACGATGAAAGTTGCTTGCCCTGATTGCGGAAGCGAGATGCTCAAGCGTCCCGATGATTTCGACTTTGATACAAATTTTGTTGGCGTCAGTTGTGCCAACTGTGGTCGAGAAATCACTAAGGACGATGTCGTTAAGCAAGGGACGGATGTTGTCAAAAAGCAGGTTGACGACATCCTCAGGGATGCCTTCAAGGGAACGGGCTGGAAGCTCAAGTAACCCCAGTAGTTCCTCGACCTGATTGATTACTTCCGTGGCGTTTATTTCGAGTTCAATAGGCGCCACCTTTACCTTACTCATCTCACCCTCATTGCCTTATCGCCGGCCAGCGGAACGTTTAAACCTACTGCGCGTTGATCTCCCCACCTCATCCGGTGATTCGTATGCCGCCGGCAGCTACTTCGTGGGCTCCATGCCTGGGTGGTTGGTGATGTTTCTTGGTGTAACTAGTAAAACACTGCTTTACTAAATGGTCAAGCTTGAAGAGACAAAAAAGTACACCGCTACTTTACTCGTTGACTAAGTAGATCTTAAAAGGTGATATAAGGCAAAAAAATCCCGACACTATGGTCGGGGACAGGGGGTTCGTTGTGTGCTTGGCGGGGGGGTTGGTAGGTGAAGACATAATAAACCCGGCCTTTTAGCCGGGTTTATGCATCTGATTTTACAGGTAAAGGAAAGATTGTGGGGCTTTTATCCCATCGCCCAAAGATGACAATGGAAGCGGGACTTCAAATCTTTCGACTTCGCCAACTTTTATGGCGTAAGCTGTTTCTCTACCTGAGTAGTAACTATCAAAAAAATTCTTGGAGATACCGGCATATTTTTTGGTCTTCACCCATAAAGCTTCTGGATCGTTTTTCAATATTCCATCAATACTGAACTGACCAACTACCTTACCAACTGGCATAGTTGCGTAAATCACAACCGTAGTTATGTTGTTGTTTTTAAAAATACCTTTCCTGAATTCAAATTTCTTTGTGCCATTAAGAATCTTTTCGGCGAATTCAGGCTTGATTGACAATAAAACTTTCATCTACCTTACCCACTTCAAGAATTTTATTGAATTGCATATCTGACAATTCAAAATGGCTCCATCGAAAACCTCTAGTGCCATTTAACCCAACTTGATTTATTAGAGTAGCACGGTTAGGACGTTTTGGTAAAGCTAGGTTATACGTAAATCTCAATACGTAAGGGTATTGTCTTTTTGAATAGTACTCACGTAATTCCTCTTCAGAAAAGACGCTAAATTTTGAACAATATTTTATGAATGCTTCTTCATCCGGAAAATCATCCATATGTCTTACGTTTTCTACAACGCAAATCGAGCTAGCTACGGCCCTGTAATATGCCGGGCCTTGATTATCACCAGTTCTGTATATAACAATTATGTCCCCGCGCTTCATACCCGCAACACTTCGCATCCCGCAGATATATATTTTATGGATACTATTCGCATGGGAGACATCTTCAAGCATGTCGGGTGACTCGGTCACAAGCTTTGAATCGGGGAACAATCTTGTATGAAATTCTGGGTAGATTGCTAGCAGAAATTTTCTTCCCTGCGACGATAAGACCAAGGGATAATCTAGAAGCACATCTCCATTAACTTCATGCATAGAGCGAGCATATACATACTCTTTACCATTAACAGACTCTTTTTCTCCATGCTTATAAAAACCGTAAGTCTGGAAGAGCCTTATTAAGTGTTCATGCTTTTCGAAAACAGTAACATATATATCATCTGAGCAAGATGATATGGCGTGATCAAAGGCTTTTTTTAAAAAACGCTGCCCGCGAAGTGTTCCCTTCGATTCGAATTTAAATGTGCCAATTTTAAGGTGTTTTCCATTGGGCAAGGATGGAGTGATATCTTCTGCATCATCATCCTCTTTCAAATACATAAATCCTTCAATCTGATGTGCATCATCATAGAGGACATAAGCAGACTCACCATTATCGGCCTTTTTTTTCAGCCATACCGGAAACTCAGTATAATCAGCCTTAAGTGAGTCGAAAAAAGAATCGTCATGATCAAATTCACTAAATTTCTCATACCGTAAGCTATCCATCCTTACCCCCTAATTATAGTGAAATTTAATTGTTTTTGATTAGATTTTATCGCCTTTAATTCTGCGACTCATGTATTTCTCATACATATCATCAAGTTCTCTCAAGCGAAGTGTGAAGATACGGAGCATGTTCTGTTGCTCATCCTCAGGTAGTTGCCGGTAAAGCTCCAAGAGACGCTGCTCGTCGGGTTTGAGTCCATCCTTCTCGCCAACATCTTCACCGAGTAACCATCTTATTTTACCGGTTCGAAACCACCCGGTTACCGCTTGCTTACTGACATTAGCAACCTTGGCCATCTCAGTTTTGGAGAAGCCTTTGCCGTTCAGTTCAGTCAGCCTGGAAATAAGGCTTTGGTTGGGATCTTTTTTATTCATGCATGGATTGTAAACAATAGCTTTACCAGTTGGTAGGCAGGTATATATTGACCGAAGAGTAAATTGATGCTTTACTTTGTTCACTTAAGGAGGTCCTATGACTGGTATTGAAAATGCAATAATCCGATCTGGCTCGGCCAGCGCGCTTGGTGCTTTGATCGGTGTTTCAAAAATGGCCGTTTCGCTATGGCGCCGTAAAGGCATTCCTGCTGCACGAGTTCTGCCAGTATTTGAGGCCACTGGTGTAACCCCTCATGAATTACGCCCCGATCTTTACCCAAATCCCACAGACGGCCTACCGAAAGAGGAAGGCTGACCATGCAAACATTTTCCTTTCAACAAAATACCGGATTCAACACCGGGTCTTTGATAAAGCGAAATCAGCTGAAAGAGGCAGATCACGACGGCATTCGTTCAGCCGTTCGCGCCTGGGCAGCAGCTGAAGGTCAGGATGTTGTGTCGGCACACATCATCGGTGAGTGGCGGCAGAAGGGCGGCGGGGAGATCGACTTTCCTGATGACCTCAGCCGTGCCCGGCAGAAGCTTTTTCGTTACCTGGATAATCCGGCTGAATCTGAGCGGTACCGCGAGAACGTGCGTCTTCTTACTCCGGCAATCATGGCCGTTCTTCCGCTGGAGTTTCGCCATCGCCTGATGCCCGAAGACAATTTTATGTCCCGTCTGGCTCGTCTGGAAAAAGAAACCAGCGAAGCAAAGGTTGCCGTTGCTATGGAGGCACCACGCCATCAGAAGCTGAAAGAACTGAGCGAGGGAATAGTCGAGATGTTCCGCATAGACCCGGAGTTAACAGCGCCACTGATGGCCATTGTCACTTCAATGCTGGGGGTGACGTGATGCTGGAGTTCAGAAAGGTGAAAGCCGCGGTGCTGCAACACCTACGGCTTTCGTTGCGAATTAACTGGATCAATTCACAGGGGAAATTATGAACACGAACCAACTGAATATCAATAACGAGGGCGCCCATGGCTAAAAATTCTATCGACGCTTATGGCGCCAGCGGCAAAAGCAATGTTCTGTTTTTCGAACCGGAAAGTTTGCATCTGGTTACCGATACAACACACCCGCTGTACGACGAACGAGTACACCTACCGCTTAATGAAGCTGTGATCCTCAACATCATGGAGCTTGGGGTACTCGAACCGATTATCGTGTGGAAGGACCCAGAGACAGGGAAAACCTGCGTGGTTGCAGGTCGGCAGCGCGTAAAGAACGCAATGGAAGCAAACGCCAGGAGAAAACGGGCAGGGCTGGAACCCTGGCCGTTACCCGGTATAGCTAAGCGCGGCTCAGCAATTCAAATGGCCAAGTATATGGTCAGCGAAAACGAGATAACGCAACCAGATACCCCACTGGGCCGGGCCAAAAAAATGGTGCAGCAGATGGAATACGGTCATGACGAAAATGACATTGCCCTCCTTTTTGGCTGCAGCGTAAAAACGGTTCAGGCTACCGTGGCGCTACTGGATGCTACGCAGGCCGTCCAGGCGGCGGTTGAGGCTGGAAAAGTCACTGTCACTCAAGCGCGTCAGCTGGTCGATATGCCACCGGAAAAGCAACGGGAAACGGTCAAACAGTTAGAGGCAGCGGCAGAGGGTGTAACTGGCCACGAGAAAGCTCGCCGCCAGCGCGCTGTCCTCGGCGACACAAAGCCTCGTCTCAAATCCCGTAAGGAAATCACCCAGCAACTTCAAACCGCCAGCGGCGAATACGCAGCGGCTTTGCGGTGGGTGCTTGGTGATGAAAACACACCAGTTTAAGCAACAACGGGGTCTCTATGCGTGATTACGGCAAGGTGCATACATCATTTTGGATAAGCGATGGAATGCGCCGGGTATCGGATGATGCCAGGTTGCTGGCGCTGTACCTGCTCACCGGGCAACACACAAACATGATCGGATGCTTCAGGCTGCCTGATGGATACGTTTCGGAAGACCTTGCCTGGACTCCTGAAAGGGTTTCGAAAGGGTTTGATGAGCTATCGGCTAACGGTTTCGCAACGCGTGATTCGTCATCGAAATGGGTGCTAATTCGTAACTTTCTGACCTGGAATTCAGTTGAAAACCCAAACCAGGGAATTGCAGCACTTCGTTTGTTTGATCAGGTCCCGGACAAATCTACGGTGAAGCCAGAGCTGGCGCGGGTTTTAGCCTCGGCAATATCCCACATTGGTATCGCAAAACTAAAGGGTTCCGAAAGGGTTCTCGAACCGTTCCTTAACCAGGAACAGGAGCAGGAACAGGATCAGGATCAGGAAGAAGATAGTTCGGGGCATGGCTCCGCCATACCCCCTGACGATCAGAACCAGGACGAAGGCGATAAACCTGAACCTCAAAAAATATACCCGAATGAGTTCGAGCAGGTCTGGTCGGTTTATCCCAAGCGGGCAGGGGGTAACAGCAAATCCGATGCCTTCAAAGCCTGGAATGCCCGAATCAGGGAGGGAACCACTACGGCGGAAATCTTCGCAGGAGTGGTGCGTTACGTGGCTTTCGTTAAAGCCGAGGGAATCCTCAACACGCAGTACGTGAAACAGGCGAAAACGTTTTTTGGCCCTGGTATGCATTTCAGCGAGCCGTGGGCGATTCAGCAGACGCCAGGCGCACGAGATCCCAATCAGATTTCGGAACCTGACAAAACCATCCCATCGGGATTCAGGGGGTAGCGATGAAAAACATGATTGGCACCGGGAATGCACTGGAACGACTGAAAAAACTCATTCCCCCTGGTGTTCAGCCAAAATTCGGCAGCGTTGATGAATGGCGTGCCTGGCAAGCCGAAGAAGGCCGTAAGCGCTGTGAGGAACTGGAAAAACAAAACCAGCGCGCACGTGCAGAGAAAATCTTTGGACGTGCAGGAATTCAGGATCTGCACCGCGGCTGCACATTCGCGAACTATCAGGTTGAGTCGGATGACCAGCGTCGGGCGCTCTCGTTGGCGAAAAGTTACGCGCAGCAATTCGGCTCAGGGTTTGCGAGCTTCGTATTCAGCGGAGCGCCAGGCACCGGGAAAAATCATCTGGCGGCGGCAATCGGAAATCACCTGTTGGCGGGTGGCCGCTCTGTACTGGTGGTAACCATTCCTGATCTCATGCTGCGTGTTCGGGAATGTTATGACGGCGGGCAGTCAGAGGCGTCATTGCTGGATGATTTGTGCCATGTGGACCTGCTTATTCTGGATGAAGTGGGTATTCAGCGCGGAAGCAGCGGTGAAAAAGTCATCCTGAATCAGGTTATCGATCGCCGGCTGTCCTCCATGCGACCTGTCGGCATCCTAACCAACCTGAACTATGAATCGCTGAGGGAAACACTGGGCATACGGATCCTTGACCGACTCCAGATGGATGGCGGCATGTGGGTGAATTTTGAATGGGACAGCTATCGCAAAAACGTACGCCATTTGCGCGTCGTTAAGTGAGGTATGTATGGCTAGAGCATTGTCAGCAGTTGAGCGCAGAGAGTACGTCCGCGCAGTGATTCGGATCACCAGACATCAGGGGCGACTCACGACCGCCGAGGCAATGAAAAAACTGGGGCTGAGCCGCGCTACTGTCCAGCGGTATTTTTCCGAAGCAGAAGCGACTGGCGAGGTTGTCCGGCATGGTCGTTTGGGGCTTTTCCGCGATCAGCGGGCCGTCATCGACTTTGACATGAAGCGCTTTGGCCTGGTGCCGAAAGTTGCTGTTGGGATGAATTACAGCCTGCTTGGTTGCCCCGTATTCCAGCGTTTCCTCGATATTCAGGAAGTCATTTTTACCTGTACGCCTGCATCGTCATCCCGGGAGGCCGTATGACAATCGTAAAAACCCATACCGGCACCGTGCTCACCAAAGACGGTCCGCAGGTAAAAAAACTGCACCAGACAGAGCGGATGTGGGTCGTTGGCAAAAACGAGTTTTACCGCAAAGAAACCGGGCGCCGTCACTTTGCAGAAAATACGCGCCGCCGGCTGCTGCTGGACACCATCAAGCCTATCGGGGTGAAGCATGTTTAAACAGAACGAAAAATGTATCGCTCAAATTGCTGAGTATATCCCGCGCGCCTGCCGGAGTATGCAGCTGCAGGAGGCCAAAGCGCGCCTGGAGAAAAAAATTGCGCTCTATACCGATGACGGCTGTGATGTTGCCGTTCTTAACGCGGCGTTTGCTTCAGCTCTTAACAGTCATACGCGGGAGTCTTTTTTTTCGAGCATCGCAGCGCAGCTGCATGAGGGGGCCAAATGAGCAACTCACTGCAAATTCTCTGCATTAAAGATACAGAGGGATACTGGACTGAAGGTGAAATGTATCCGTCACTGCCAGAGATGACGGGCTTTTCAAACCCAATGCAGGTGATTGAAAATTAACCAGTAAACTGGGTTGGCGTGACGGGGGGACAAGCGTGAGCGGCTGCTTTTTGAGAAAGATGGCCCATCAGGAACCTAGATGGCTTTGCTCTGGTAAGGTGGAAGTTATATGATAAGCAAAAATGATCAAAAAAGGCGCTGTCAATGGGTTTAGGATTAAAAGACGCTATTGAACAAACTGCTGAGCATCATCAGCGAGACACGAATAAATTGTCTTTACCGGATAACTATTGGCATCCGGGCTTTATCACTGTTTTGGCTGCCTACGTTAATCATCATAGGATTACTGAAAATAATTGCACGTTTACCCGTCCTGGTTACATGCAAGCTATCAACATGCATGGCGCTCTTTGGGGGGAAGATCAGTACCAACAGGAACGTCTAAGAGTTGGTACTAATTATAGCTTAGTCACCGCATTGAATAATGTTGAAGCTGTAGACATAGCAACGGGTAGTATCAACAGCTGTGTTAGACAATTAGCGTTTCCAGGTAAAGGGAGAACTGATTATCCCAAAGGCCTTACTGATCTGACGCATGTTATCGGAGAGTTGCACGACAACGTATGGTCACATGGAAAATCTACAGGATTTTCTTTTGCTCAACGCTCTGCAGTTCCTCTTACGCAAAGAAAAGAGCATTATTTGGAGTTTTCCCTTGCAGACTATGGCTTGGGCTTTCTGAAGGAACTCCGTCGCGCAGGTATAAGCGGCATCTTATCGCATAAGGATGCAATCGCTTGGTGTATACAAAAAGGGCACTCTTCTAAGCATGCTGATCTGCAGGATGACTGGGCCCAGCAGTTACCCCAAGATTTTATGGGGGGAAGTATGTTTGGTAGTGGCGTTGCCGTAAAAGAAAAAGAGAATAATCATCAAGGGCTTGGCCTTTATCATTTGATGAAATTGGTAAAAACTTACAATGGAGAATTGCAACTGGCTACAGGAAATGTATGCTTAGAGGCAATCGGTGATGAAGTGACCTACACTCAATTGAAAAGTGAGTGGCCTGGAGTGGCTATTTCTTGTCGTTTTAAGATTCATGAACTAGCTGTTGATAAAGATAATGAAGAAAATGATCCTCAGCTTATGGAAATCATGCAGGCGTTAGGAGGAGAGTGATGAACAGAATCGCATACAAGTTACCCGAGGGTGACCTGGCTTCGCGCAATCAGGCTATTCCTCAACGGCATCAGATTGAAGTGTTAATCAAAAGTGGCAACGCAGTTGATCTGGATTTGAGCGGCGTATACTCGATTTCTGAGTCCTACTCAGATGAAATCTTTGGAGTGTTGGTGGTTAAATTTGGTGTTACAAAGATACTTAACCAGGTTAAAGTTCGTAACGCTTCCCCTTCAATCCTGAAGAGCATTGCTAAAGTTATCCAGCGCCGTAGTAACGAAGTTGCAACAAAGAAGGCTCAGTCTGTTGGATTTAATGGTGTATGTGCAGCTTGTTAACCACATTATGATAAAAAAGCGCCCTACTTGGGCGCTTTTTTTTATATCAGCCAATGCCTAAAGAGTAAGTGTCAAACGTTATCATCTCTTCACCAATACGTATCTTCAGCTCTTGCATCCGCTTTTACAATGGCATTAATTCGTTGGCCTTTTCAACGCCTCCAAAGCCGCCGGTATGAATGGGAATGATGCCCAGTATTTGCGGCAGTGCGCGGTACGCTGCCGTCATGTCATCCCGGCTCACGTTTTTGATATTCAGAAACTCTTCCTTGGCCGCTACTTCTGACTGCGGAATGATCTGGAGACTGTCCTTTTTGCCGTTGGGCGAATATATAAACAGGTTACGGAAGTTGCCCGGTATCTTGGCGCTTTTCATGGCCTAGCGGATATTGTTTACGTCCCCCCGGCTCTGCGTTGCGCCGGTCATGTACATGATAAAGTCCGCTTCGGCGGGTTTTTTATTATGGAAAAACATCAATCTAAACATAAGCATGGTGTTGGCAAAAAGTGCTGCAGAGGGGTTGAACATTTCATGCAACCGGTATACTGTTTATTTATACAGTATCCATGTGAGGTGCTAACCATGAAAGTTGAAGTCACAATTGATAAACATAAAAAACTCCCTGATGGCGCTATACCAGCGCTTGAGCAAGAATTGCTGCGCCGTTTGTCCCAGTCTTATGATGACTGCAAATTAACCATTAGACGCACAAGCAACGATGGCCTTAGCGTTTTGGGCGGCGCTGATGGCGATAAAAAACGCGTTGAGCAAATTCTGCAAGAGACGTGGGAAAGCGCGGACGACTGGTTTTACTGATTCACCTTTTGGTGGCTGGCATTTCCCAAAGCATCGCAATAAGCGTGTCCCTTAGATGCTGTCACCGGACTTTTTTTTGCGTCTGTATGTCGCTCAGGGGGTAGTGTGAGTGATGGTATTGAGGTTCCTACTAATCATTCCTGGTACGATGTTGTCAGGAGATCAGATGGCGCCATTATTTGTAGCTTCCCGGCCGAAGGAAGGCATCTGATTTACAGGGTTAATGGCATAATTTCAATGCGACCTTTATTGCCTGAAGAAGAAATTTTTACTCTAAACGGATTTATGAAATTCGCGGAACGACTTGGCTACCGAGTTCTCCCACCTTCTGATAATATGAAATCAACGGCCTGAACAACCGTTACCTACTGCGCCACGGAGAGAAGCCATGGCGCAATTGCACTTAATAAAACAATCTCAAGGTATCCTGATCCCCGCGACGCCGGAGACCAGTGATTTTCTGCAATCAAAATGCAAGCTCGGATCCGTTCTGGAAGCCGATTATAAGCTTGTCCGCAATCCGGCGTTTCACCGCCGTTACTTTGCTTTACTCAATCTCGGCTTTGAATATTGGGAACCTACCGGCGGGGCGATTTCGTCTAACGAGCGCAGGCTTATCACAGGTTACGCCAAATACCTTGCTGCATATGGCGGGAGTGAATCGGCGTTGCTTGATGCCGCCGGGCAATATCTCGACCGAATAGCCGAGAAGCGATCTGGCTCTATCAGTATTTGCAAATCCTTCGATGCTTACCGGGCGTGGGTCATCGTAGAAGCTGGCCACTATGACGCCATACAGCTGCCGGACGGCACGCTGAAAAAACACCCTCGCAGCATTTCTTTCGCAAGCATGGACGAATGCGAATTCCAGGAACTGTACAAAGCATCGCTCGATGTTCTCTGGCGGTGGATCCTCTCTCGTTCATTCAACAGCCTGCAGGAAGCTGAGAACGCCGCCAACCAGCTTTTAAGCTTCGCGGGGTGATGCCGATGAAACACTCATGGTTTCACCATCTCGAATGCACAACGCAGCAGGCCGACGAATTGGTAGCGAAATATCGTCAGCGGGGCGTAAAGGTCGAACGAAGCTTAAACCCTGACTTTATGACATGGACCGTCAGCGCGCAGCTGGTGGAGGACAAAAATCCGCCTCGGCCAGACTCTCGCTGGCGCAACAGGATGTGGGGGTGAGTATGGCCAAGAAATCCCAACGACGCTGCAAAATCTGCCGGGAGAAATTCACTCCTGCATTCGAAAACCATCGCTGGTGCTGTCCTGAGCATGGCGCTGAATATGCCATGCAGGAACTCGATAAGAAACGCGCAAAGCAGGCTCAGGCGAAAGCGAAGAAAGAACGGGCAGCCTGGCGCAAGCGCAAAGCAGCGGTGAAGCCTCTCCGGCACTGGGAAGATATGACCCAGCGTGTCGTTAACGACTATATCCGCGAGCGTGACCACGATCTGCCGTGCATCAGCTGCGGCACGTTCGGCACGGTTCAGTGGGAAGCTGGCCACTACCGCTCCCGCGGTAAAGCATCACACCTGCGCTACAACGAGGACAACATTCACAAGCAGTGCCATCACTGCAACGTGCAGTTATCAGGTAATCAGCAGCAGTACCGCGTCGCTCTGGTAGAGAAAATCGGCGCTGAGCGCGTCGAGACGCTCGAAAACAACAACACCCCTCACCGATACACCATCGAAGAACTGGAAGGCATCAGGCGCCATTACAGCGCGCTACGCCGTGCGCTCATAAAACAACGGGAGGCTGCATGAGCCGTGACATGCTAGAACTCATCCGCGATCGCTGGTGGAAGCTCCGCCTTTTCCGGTGCCGTGGAACTGTAATGACCGATTATCGAATTTTGAAAAACTTTGTCCGTATTTATCAGTCTCTGGGAGAAAAAGCATGAACCTCGAAAATACAGTTAAATACCACTTCGCGAAGTCTACGATGATCAGCGATTCTCCACGAGCGACGGCATCTGACTCATTAACCGGCACTGACATCATGGCAGCAATGGGCATGACCCAGGAACGTGCCGCGATGGGGTATAGCGCTTTCCTGGGCAAGATGGGCATAAGCAACAATGACCGGGATCGGGCTATCGGACTATTGGCTGAGTACGCGCTGAAAAAATGCGATAAGGTTGCTGCGTTGCGAAATCTCTCGCCAAACGTAAAACCCCGGGTTATACGGATCCTCGCAGAGTACGCCTTTGAGGATTACTCCCGCAGTGCTTCCAGTAAAAAAACATGCGACTGCTGCAATGGGTCTGGATTCATCGACGCAGTGGCGTTCACCAATAAAGTAACGTATCCGGACGGCAAACCGCCGAAATGGGCCAAAGTTACAAAGGGGATCTATCCATCATACTGGGAGGAGGTAAAGTCGGTCCGGGAGCAGGTCCGGGTGCTTTGCCAAAAGTGCAAGGGAAAAGGGACTGTTAGCGCCGCCTGTAACGACTGCCACGGTCGGGGGAAGGTAGTGAACCAGGATGAGACGGAGAAGCAGGGAGTGCCTGTGATGGGTAACTGTAAACGCTGTGGCGGTCGCGGGTATGAGCGAATCCTCTCCACTGCTGTGCATAGGGCCATTTGCCAGATAACGGACGCCATCACTTTGGATACCTGGAAGAAATCGGTTAAACCGTTCTTCGATGTATTGATCACTAAATTCGATATAGAGGAGGCGTGGGCAGAGGCGCAACTCAAACAAATAACGCGGTGAGATATTTACTTTTCCCGAATTCGTGTTAATTTGTTCTAACGATGGGCATTGTATGTTCACCGTTGAAGAAAAAATTTAAAGCCTCGGCAAATGCCGGGGCTTTTTCGTATCTGCAATCCGGTCAGGGCTCTTGGGTTGAGATGTGCTGCACGACACATTAACGCCCATGCGCGAGAGCCCTGAACCAGATTGAAGTTACTCAGCAATAATAAAACTGCATGTCATCATTTGCTTACATCTTATTGACCATAAAATTAACATCTTGTTAATCTATTCGTGTGGTGAATCCCCCTGTGCGGTGGGGCGACCAGTCACTTACAGTGATCTGTAAATGCAGCGCGAGTCATGTCGGCTGGGACATGCTCACCGGGAGGCACCCGGCACCATGCAATGCTACTAAGCTATTTGGTAGTGGAGTTGCCGTTTCGGCTTCTCCAGCTATGTTTGAAAGGCAGTAACGGAAAAATGAACGCTCTCCTGGTAAATCGGTAGCTCGGACTATTAGGTGCGTCTCGATCCGGTACAGAACCAGTATTGCCTACCTTTCTGCCCGTTCCTCTGAGCGGGCTTTTTTCGCCTGATTAAGGCACTTCAACTAACCAAAAATATTTAAGGGCTGCGCTATTGCGTGGCCTTTTTCATTTCAGGCTCACGGGAACCATCTTCGATACGGCTCGTTGTTAAATCAGCCCGATGGGCCTGACTCTTTTCAAACACACAGCACCCCGTTAACCCGGAGGTGAACCTATGGCAAAGCATATGCAAGACAAAGAAAGCATGGCCGGAATCACCTGGCTGGTTCTGCTGATCATTGCTGGCTGGGGCGGCCTTGTCCGATTCCTGATGGATGTGAAGCAGGGCAAAGCGAAATGGAGCTGGATAAATGCTTTTGCGCAGATTGTGGTTTCGGCTTTTACCGGGGTCATTGGTGGGCTCATCAGCATTGAAGGTGGCCTGAGTATTTACATGATACTGGCCACTGCCGGTATCAGTGGTGCCATGGGTTCCGTAGCGCTCACGTATTTCTGGGAACGAATCACCGGAGTGAAAGCACAATGACAGCAGACCAGATTATCGAGGGGATCCTCGGAAAAGAGGGTGGTTATGTCGATCACCCCTCTGATAAAGGCGGGCCAACCCGCTGGGGCATCACGCAGACCACAGCTCGCGCACATGGCTACACCGGAGATATGCGAGAGCTGCCCAGGGAAACAGCAAAGCAAATCCTGCTGAGCGATTACTGGACCGGACCCCGGTTTGACCAGGTGGCAGCTCTATCTACCTTACTGGCGGATGAGCTTTGCGACACTGGCGTGAACATGGGGCCCAGCGTCGCCAGTAAGTTCTTTCAGCGCTGGCTGACGGCAATGAATATGCGTGGGAAGCTTTATCCCGACCTTATCCCGGATGGCGTGATTGGACCCCGAACTATCACCGCTCTGAAGGGGTATCTTTCTGCCCGCGGGAAAGAAGGCGAGCAGGTGCTGCTGAGAGCACTGAACTGCAGCCAGGGCGCCAGATATCTCGAACTGGCGGAGGGCCGCGAAGCCAACGAGGATTTTCTCTACGGCTGGGTTAAGGAGCGTGTCCTGTGAAGATGATCATTTTCGCTTTGCTCGTGCTGGTGGCTGTGCTCGTTCTGTTACTTCTGCGCAAATATACCCGGCTGGAGTTCGTAGGGCATGCCAGCCTGCTGCTGAAAACGTGGTCTGTAAAGCTGGGAGCTATCGGCGCGCTGGTTGGCATGTGGGCGCAGTCGTTCCCGGATGCTGCGCTGCACGCCTGGGCGATGCTGCCGCCGGATATCAAAAACATCCTGCCGCCAAACATCGTTGCACTGATTAGCCCGGCGCTGGTGGTGCTGGCCGTGCTATCGCAATACGTACGCCAGCCAGCATTGAAAGAAAAGGCCGACGAACTGAAGGAGCCGCAGCAATGAGCTTTGAAATTATTGCTGGGCTGGTGGTCGTCATCTTGGGCGCTATCGCTGGCGCGTTCGGCATCGGCCATACTCGCGGGGCCAGTAAGGCAGAAGCCAAAGCCGATCAGCAGCGTACCGAAGAGAACGCCGCCGCCACCGTCGCCGCGGCAGAACGTAAGGCGGAAGTTGTGAAAGAGGCAAGCGATGTACAGGAAGACGTTAAGCGTATGGGCGATGACGATGTTGATCGCGAGCTGCGCGAAAGATTTACCCGCCCCGGTAGTCGTTGATACGGCCTGCAGCTGGGTACGGATCATCTACCTTACTGACCATGATATCGATGTGCTGGATATGCAGACCAAGCGCGACATTCTGGCGCACAACAAATCAGTGCGGGCTAATTGCTCAAACCATCAGTAAATCTATCACACTAGATAACATATAATGTACATAAATATCAGATGGTTGCGTTAGTGGGTTGTCATCTTTCTTTACAAGTACGGCATGGTTGATTAAAGTTTCCTTACATTTCACATAGCAAAGGAAACTGCATTGATGGCAGATGCAGATAGCTCTTCCACGGCAGCACAAGTTGCCAAAGTTTTTTTGGATGCAACGTTACAATTTTATGATAAAGCGCCGATTATCGCGAGCATCGGCTATCTATTTATCGCTAGCGCTCTACCATTATTTTTGTTACTGCGATTTGCTGCTAGGATGAAGCAGCTCGATAATCAGAAAGTAATTGCGTTGTTTGAGCGTGAGATAAGTAAAACATCTGCTTCTAAGGAGAGCGGTCAGCAAGCAGGTGTTACGGCTACGCCACCACAAGCGTGAGGATGATATGGAAATAGTGATTCCAGTAGCTATGATATTTTTAGTTGTTTTTCAAGTGGTTAGTTATGCAAGGGTCGTGTTTCTACGTAGACACTTGATGAAGCCGCTGGTTGAGCGTTATCTGCTACGGCAAGACGCATCTAACATACAGAAGCGTTTGGCTGTCGAGGCGTTCAAAGATGCTCTATCTATTTCTTTGCCAATTAAGTTGCTCATAGGGCATAAGGCTAGAGAGAGAGAGCAGGCAGGTAACATATTAAAAACTAAGGAAGATTCCGCGTTTATGGCTCATTGCATGCAAGAAAATCCTGCAAATGAAGCTTTAGCTGAATTGATCTCCCTTATGTTTAGCTTGAACGTGAAGTTCAACATAGTTCTGCATTTTGTATGCCTTCTTTTCCGAGTCAAATGGAGAAGCCTCACAGATATTCGCGAAGTAAGGAATAGTGTGGGCAATGCCTATGTCGACCTGAAACATCAACATAGCTAGCTACAAGATGAATAAAAAAGCCACCTTCGGGTGGCTTTTTTTAATGGTGTTACAGGAGCCATTCTGCCGAGTGGCTTCGATAATGCTCCCCACATCGCACAGAGGTAAGACATGTCAGAGATCACCGCATCCGAGCAAATCCGCCTGGATATCATCAAGAAAGTTAACTACGACACCGCAGCGGCCAAGCTGGCCATTGACTGGGTAGGCGACAGCTATCTGAAGTCTGAGCTATTCGCAGACTCCTTTGATCGTGTTTTCACTGAAAGTGAGATTGTCTCGAAGACCCGCAAAGCCATCCAGGAAGCGACCGAAGCGCTGGCGCTCTTTGATACCGGCGCTGAGCAGGCCACCTAAGGCATTACAGCAGGCATTCGCTTAGTGCCTGTGATAATGCATGACAAACTCCTGTTTTTTTCTATTAGTCAGCCTGCTAAATTTATATTTTAAAATGAATTGGAGCTGGTATGACAAAGCAAGAGCTGTTCCTCTGGGGTGTTCAGACGATTGTACTGAGTAATAACACAAATGTAATTAGGCGGGACGCAGAAGGTAAATTAGCACACATTTATAGTGCAACAGGTGTCTTTGGCATTGTACAAGATGCAATCTATGCAAGCGAAAGGATCCCCGAGGAACTTACCGTAGAGGATGCAATTCATCAGTTTTGCTTTTATATGCTTGAGAACTTGAGGGGAGATACGTCCTGTCCTGTATGGTTCCAGCGTTATTAAAAACTGATAGATTCAAAAGTAAGCCACTAGCAATCGCTGGTGGCTTTTTTATTGGAGTAAGCAATGGCAAAACCGGACTGGGGCGAGCTTCAGCAACGGTTCCTGTCCGATCATGCCGCAACCGGCGTATCACCGAAGGATTGGTGTGAAGCGCAGGGACTGAATTACGCTACTGCCCGCCGATACATCAAGAAACCCACTGCGCAAACTGCGCAAAAACCAGCGCAGAAGAAATTGCGAACTGCGCAAAAGGAAAAGTGCGCAGAAGAGCTAGTGGATGATGATGGACTCACCGATCAACAGCGTTTATTTGTCGCGGAATACCTGAAGGACAACAACGCCACGCAGGCTGCTATCCGTGCCGGGTACAGCAAGAAGACAGCGAATGAGCAGGGAGCAAGGCTGTTAGCAAAAGTTAGTATTGCGCAGGCCATTGCGCAGCAGCAGAAAGCATCCATTGTGCGCACGCTTGGCAGCGCTGATGAAGTGCTTGAGCAGATGTGGCGGCTGGCAACGTTCGACGCCAACCAGCTATCACAGTATCGCCGCGGTAGCTGCCGTTACTGCTGGGGCTTTGGTCACCAGTATCAATGGCGCGATGCGGTTGAGTTCGAAGAGAAGCTGGCTGAGGCTTTAGCGAAGAAAGGGAAAGAGCCAAACGACAGAGGCGGCTACGGTTACGACCATACCAGCTCGCCTAACCCGAAATGTCCTCGCTGTAATGGTGATGGCATCGGCCAGCCTTTCTTCGCCGATACGCGCAAGCTGGCGCCGGATGCTGCGCTTGCCTATTCCGGTGTGAAGCTTGGTAAGAATGGCGTTGAGATAACCGCCATCAGCCGTGAGCGCATGTACGAGGCGGTGATGAAACGTCTCGGCCTGGCTGACAGTGAGTTCACCCAGCGTCTACAGCAGATTGAAATCGAGCGCCGGCAGCTGGAGATCGACAAGCTCCGTAAAGAGCTGGCCGCTGAACCGGAAGATGACGAACCAACGCCAGTTGCGATCAATATCAACGTAGTCGATGCGCGAGTGAGGGAAGAGGATGGCGATAGCTCCGACGCTTAACGTTCCCCAGGCTCGTTTTCTGGCTATGCAGCAGAAGTTCAAAGCCTATGTAGCTGGTTTTGGATCCGGAAAGACATGGGTTGGCTGCGGTGGAATATGCAAAGGGTTCTGGGAGTTCCCCAAAATAAACCAGGGCTACTTTGCCCCGACCTATCCTCAGATCCGCGATATTTTCTACCCCACGGTGGAAGAAGTTGCTCACGACTGGGGACTGAAAGTCAAAATCGTTGAAAGCAACAAAGAGGTACATTTCTACAGTGGGCGCCAGTACCGCGGCACGACAATTTGTCGGTCGATGGAAAAGCCCGACACGATAGTAGGCTTTAAAATCGGCAATGCGCTGGTGGATGAACTCGACGTTCTGAAAGCGGATAAGGCGCGTCAGGCGTGGCGAAAAATAATCGCGCGTATGCGTTATAAGGTTGATGGTCTGCGTAATGGCATTGACGTGACTACCACACCTGAAGGATTTAAGTTCGTCTATAACCAGTTTGTTAAGGCTGTGAGGGAAAAGCCTGAACTGAGGTCGATGTATGGTCTGGTACAGGCTTCGACATTCGACAACGAAAAGAACCTGCCGGATGACTATATTCCTTCGCTCCTGGCGAGTTACCCGCCGGAATTGATCAAGGCATATCTGAACGGCCAGTTTACTAACCTGACCAGCGGCACCATTTATCATCAGTTCGACAGGGTGCTGAATAATTCCAGTGAGGAAGAGCAGCCAGGTGAAGCACTGTATATCGGGATGGATTTCAACGTCGGGAAGATGGCCGGGATCGTCCATGTATTGCGGCTCGGCTTACCACACGCGGTAACAGAGATTATCAACGCTTACGATACGCCCGACATGATACGCATCATCAAGGAACGTTTCTGGCTGTATGCCGACGGTGACTACCGCAAGGTCCGCGAGATTTATATTTACCCGGATGCCTCTGGTGATTCCAGGAAGTCAAACAACGCCAGCAAAACAGATATTGAGCAGCTCCGGCAGGCCGGATTTAACGTCATCGTTGATGATGCTAACCCGCCAGTAAAGGACCGCATTAACTCCATGAACGCCATGTTCTGCAATGGTAATGGCGATCGCCGGTACAAGGTGAATGTGGCCCGTTGCCCGGTCTATGCCGACTGCCTGGAACAACAGGTGTGGGATAAAAACGGCGAGCCGGATAAAAAGAGCGATAACGATCACCCCAACGATGGCGCCGGTTACTTCATTGTGAAGCAATTCCCAATCGTTCGACCTGCATTCTCTATTTCACTGGACACGACATTCTGATGGCCAATAACGATATTACTTATGTTCGCCCTGAGGTCAGGGCGGCAATGCCCGTGTGGAAAAAAATTCGTGACGTGTGCAAAGGGGCTGATGCTGTAAAGGCCGCCGGGAATGAATACCTCCCTTTTCTGGATCCGTCCGATAAGTCTGCACGCAATAAAAAGCGCAATGCCGATTACATTCAGCGCGCCGTTTTCTACGCGATAACGGGCAATACAAAAGTGGGTTTGCTGGGGCTGGCATTCCGAAAAGATCCGACCATGACCGCGCCGGATAAACTGAATTATCTTCGTGATAACGCCGATGGTGCTGGTGCAAGCATTTATCAGCAGTCCCAGCAGGTTACAGAAAATATTCTGGAGGCCGCGCGCGAGGGGCTTTATACGGATTATGCAGCTGAGACCGACGAGGCGATCATCCTTCGTTATCAGGCGGAAAGCATCATTAACTGGCGCACCAAACGCATCAATGGACGTGATCAACTGGTGCTGGTGGTTTTACGCGAATGCATGGAAAAGGAAGATGGTTTTGCGTACGAGGATGAAATCCAGTATCGCGAACTGGCTCTGGAGGACGGCAAGTTTATCTGCAGGGTGTGGCGAAAGTCGGCCGAAGCAGGGTCTTTTTCCGTCGATTCTGAGTATCATCCTAAGCCAAAAGGTGAGGATTTCTGGGATGAGATCCCCTTTACCTTCGTTGGTGCGCAGAATAATGATCCCACCATCGACGAGTCGCCTTTAGCTGCCCTCGTTGAAATCAACCTTGGCCATTATCGTAATTCGGCAGATTACGAAGACAGCGTATTTTTCTGCGGTCAGGTGCAGCCGGTGATTTCCGGGCTTGATACCGCCTGGCGTGACTGGCTGCAGGATAAGGGAATTCGTGTCGGTTCTCGTTCTCCTTTCCTGCTGCCGAAGGAGGGGAGTTTTACGTATGCTCAGGCGCAACCAAACACCCTGGCTAAAGAGGCGATGGACAGTAAGCGTGATTATTCTGTTCAGCTTGGCGCCCGGCTTATCGAGCAGAACGGCGCGGTTAAAACCGCCACGCAATCCAGCGGCGAGCAAACCGCATCCACATCGGTGCTTGGCATTTGCGTTTCCAATGTCTCGGAGGCCTATACGCTGGCGCTCGGCTGGTGCGCCAGATATCTCGGCATAAAAGGCGAGGAATACCGTTACAGCATCAATCAGGAGTTTATCGCCAAAGTCGCTGAATCCGGCATGGTAACGGCAATCGTCAATGCCTGGCAGTCCGGTGCGATTCGCGACACGGATATGGTCAGAGCTTTGCAGAGGCTTGACCTGATAGATCCCGCTGATGACCCTGAAACTGTCATTGACGCTATTCGTAACGGCGCGCCTAACCTGATTGGTGGCAATAATGGCAACGGCGAATGACAAACTGCAGGATGAATCCTTAGCCCACGCTATATGGGTTAGTCGCTACAGCACCGGCGTTGCCAACAGGATGATAAAAGTTCTGAATGACAGCGACGCCGAACTTACCGCCAGGCTGCTGGTTGCTATCGATACGCTGGATCCCGAGAGCTTTACCGTTTCGCGTCTGGAAGCGTTACTGGTCAGTGTCAGGGCCATAAACAAGGATGCCATACAGTCCATGTATGCAGCCCTCTCTACCGAGCTGCATGAGCTGGCGAAGCATGAGGCCAGTTTTCAGATGAGCCTCTTCCAGTTTGCCATTCCCGACGATGTTCTGGCTCTTCATCCACTGGTTGGCATCTCCCCGGATGCAGTTTATGCCGCGGCGATGGGGCGTCCATTTCAGGGACGTTTGCTGAGTGAATGGGCCAGCAACCTCGAAGCTGATCGGATGGCGCGGATATCCAATACTGTGCGGCAGGGATTCCTGCTGGGCGATACGCATGAGCAGATCGCAAAAAAGGTTCGTGGACATGCTAACCGCGGCTACCAGGATGGTGCGCTTCAGATGAGCCGGGCCAATGCGGCCAGCATCGCGAAAACGGCAGTAGGGCATCTTGCATCAACAGCAAGACAAAGCTTTGCGTCGGCGAACGACGACATTCTGAAGGGTAAGCAGTGGTTATCTACTTTGGATAACCGGACATCAAAAGATTGTCGGATCCGCGACCGACTCAAGTACACGCTGGATAACAAACCGATAGGACACAAGGTGCCTTATTTGCAGGGGCCGGGGAAAATCCACTTTTGCTGTCGGAGCACCGAAACTTACATCCTGAAATCGTCCGAGGAATTGGGTATTAAAGTCGGCGAAATCAAGGATAGCTCGCGCGCCAGCATGGATGGACAGGTTCCGGCTGACACGAATTACCAGGACTGGTTCTCCCGGCAGTCGTTCACGCGACAAGCTGAGATTGTCGGAGAAACGCGCGCCAGGCTGATTCGTGATGGCGGCATGTCTCCCGATGAGTTCTACAACGACAGGGGCGAGTGGTTGACGCTGGACCAGTTGCGCTCAAAGGATGAGCAGGCATTCAGGAACGCCAGGGTTTAATCAACAAACATTCTTCAATCAGGCTGCCTTCGGGCGGCCTTTTTTATTGGGCCAGGCCCAAAGTAACTATCCCAAGGGGACAACATGCTTATTCGTAACATGCTCATTAAATATTATTCGGCAGCTGGTGGTGAAGGTGGTGATGGCGGTGGCTCCGGTAGTGGTGCGCCTGAGATTACGCCGGAAATCCAAAAGCTGATCGATGAGCAGGTCAATGCTCAGGTCTCTGGCCTGAAAAATAAAAATAGTGAGTTACTCGGTAAGCTCAAAGAGTCCACTGAGTCGCTTAAGCGTTTTGAAGGTATCGATCCTGACGCGGTGAAAACTATTCTCCAGCGTTTCTCTGATGATGAAGAGGCGCAACTGATTGCCGCCGGGAAAATTGACGAGGTACTGGATAAACGCACTGAGCGGCTACGTGCTGATGTTGATAAGCAAATCAAAGCCGCTAATGAACGCGCTGAAAAGGCGGAAGCGTTCTCCAGCAAATTCCGTGATCGCGTCCTGGGGGATGCTATTCGCAGCGCAGCGCTTAAGGCTGGCGCGCTGCCAGAAGCATCCGACGATCTGATTCTTCGTGCTAAAGGCACATTCCAGCTCAACGACGAAGGCGAGGCCGTAGCAGTTGATGCAAATGGCGATGTTCTGTTCGGTAAAGACGGCAAAACTCCGCTCACCCCGGTTGAGTGGGCTGAATCTCTGAAAGAGACGGCCCCGCACCTGTTCCCACGTGCTGAAGGCTCCGGGGCTGGTGGTCACAAGCCAGGTGGCGGCGGCGGAAGCCTCAAACGTTCAGAAATGAGCTCAAGCGATAAAGCGGACTACATCCGCAAACATGGCCAGCAGGCCTATCTCAAATTGCCTAAATAAGGACTAATCAATGTCTACGACCGTAAACAGTGACCTGATTATCTATGACGACCTCGCGCAGACTGCGTTTCTTGAGCGTCGCCAGGATAATCTGGAAGTCTTCAACGCCGCTTCAAACGGCGCAATCATTCTCGACAACGAACTGATCGAAGGTGATTTTCGCAAGCGCACCTTCTATAAAGTTGGTGGCTCTATCGAATCGCGCGACGTTAACTCTACCGACCCGGTAACGGGTAAAAAAATCGGTGCCGGCGAATCTGTCAGCGTCAAGGCGCCGTGGAAATACGGCCCGTATGAAACCACTGAGGAGGCGTTTAAACGTCGGGGTCGCGACGTTAGCGAATTCTCCGAGGTGATCGGCGTCGACGTCGCTGATGCAACGCTTGAAGGTTATATCAAGTATGCCCTACAGGGTCTTGTTGCAGCCATTGGCGCAAATGCTGACATGACGGTATCCGCGGATATTGCCACTGATGGTAAGAAAACGCTGACCCGTGGCCTGCGTAAATACGGCGATAAATTTAACCGTGTTGCGCTGTTCGTTATGCATTCCACGACCTATTTCGACATTGTTGATCAGGCTATCGACAACAAAATTTACGAAGAAGCTGGCGTGGTGGTTTATGGCGGACAGCCAGGCACGTTGGGTAAACCGGTGCTGGTAACTGACACCATGCCAGTTGATGCGATTCTGGGGCTGGTGGCCGGCGCGGTATCCGTAACGGAATCACAGGCTCCGGGCTTCCGTTCCTACGATATCAACAACCAGGAAAACCTTGCTATTGGCTATCGCGCAGAGGGCACGGTTAACGTTGAACTGCTGGGTTACAGCTGGGATGAGACGAAGGGCGCTAACCCAGACCTGACCAAAATCGGCACCGGCGCGAACTGGAAGAAACATTTCACCAGTAACAAATCCACTGCAGGTGTACTGATTAAGCTGGAAGCCCCTGCGGGGGAGTAACCCTGTCAGTGGATAAAACTTCCGCAACTGCTGACAGTACCGACGCGGTGACCGTTTCGCTCAAGTACACCAAAAATGGTGCCGGAGTCTCCGGGGCAGCTGTGGCGTGGACGTCTACTGGCGGCACGTTAAGTGCTTCGACGTCACAGACAGGGTCTGCTGGTGGCTCGACCGTGAAACTAACCTCTGATACGGCCGGCTCCTTCACGGTGACAGCTACCGTTGACGGCTTAGTGAAAACAACTGAAGCGATCGCGTTCACTGCTCCAGCGGGTGGTTAACTGACGGGGCGAAAGCCCCGTTTCTTTTGGTGAGGATCCGATGACCGTTTATATAACAATCCAGGACGTTGACGAGTTGCTGGGGGATACCTGGACTACCGCCGACAAAAAGGGTAAAGCCGTGCTACAGGCAAATACCTGGATGACGGCGCTTAACCTTCAGGATATCTACCCGGAGCATATTCCTGAAGAAGTTAAGCAAGCCGGAGCGTTTATCGCTTCCGTAGCCGCTGCAGGCAATTTGTATCAGCAAAAAACAGATTCCGGCGTGGTGACGAGCAAAAGCGTTGAGGCCGACGATGTGAAGGTTTCCCGCACTTTTGCCGAGCTTTCAACCACCAGCACTGAATTACTCGATCCTGATTTGCAGCTGGCGCTGGATATGCTCAAACCGTGGATGATTAACCCTTTCCAGACGTTCTTTGTGAGGGCGTGATATGTCCGATTTGAAGGTGGTCCCATTTCAAAAGCCCAGCCATCACAACCTCGATAACGACCAGGTTATTCGCCTGCTGAAACAGGCTCTGGAGCGAGCCGAAAACGGCGGCTGCCACAGTGTCGCAGTGATACTGCTTGATGATGAGGGTAACGCGATTGATTGCTGGCATAACGGTGGACGCCCCTATGTGATGGTTGGCGCTATGGAGTCGCTTAAAACCGACTTTATCCATGCTCATATTGAGCGGCGGTAAGGGGGTAACATGCAAAATCCATATGTGCATTATGCCGGCGACGGGCTCGGTCCCCGCGATGTGTTTGTGAATGGAAACCCGATCAGACATGTCGTTTACGCAAACCAGGCAAAGGGTGTTGTAGAGTTTGCTCCGCTCCCGCTGCGGGTTAAGCGCAATGGCGAAATTTATACCCGCAAACTCCACGGTACAGTGATCGTTAAACCTCAGCAGCGTATTGGTGGGTGCAATGGGCATTCGTGACGAGCTGCAAACCGAAGTCGCCGCGGCATTCGATACCGACCTGCAGGATGCCGTTAAGGATTTCACTGGGTCATATACCGTTCGGGGTGCCTGGGACCCGGTGACGGAAACCGGCACTGAAACGCAGGTGACTTACTCGGGGCGTGGAGTGCTGGCGCGCTATAAGCTGCGCCGTATCGATGGCTTTAACATTCTGCATGGTGATGTGAAGCTAACCGCCCTGGTTAACGAGGTGACTGATAAGCCGGCCGTCGGGCATATCATCACCGCACCGGATCCGGTTACGGGTGAGCTTCAGCGTTACGACATCATAACCGCTTCTGCCGACTCTGCTGGCGCTGCGTACTCCATTCAACTGCGGAGGGCGTGATATGGCTAAGGGCTGGAACATTGACCCGGCGGCATTCGCCGGGCTGGTGGCAGAAGATGTCAAACTACGCCAGCGGGCAATCGCCATTCAGTTGCTGAATGAAATCGTTCAGCGGTCGCCGGTAGGAAACCCGGAGCTGTGGGCCATTAACGCGACCGCGGTTCAGTACAACAAAGCTGTTGGGGAATGGAACGAATCTCTTTATGCCGATCCTGCCAACCTGACAAAGACAGGCCGTCTCAGGAAGAAAGTCCGTGTTAATGACAGCATGGATATCAGGCGGCCGGCTGAGTATCGCGCAGGAACCTTCAGGGCATCGCATTTTGTCAGCATCGGCGAACCCGATCACTCCGTCCCGACCAAGCCGGATCCGCGTGGGACAATGACATTTCTTAATGGCAAAAATATCATTGACCAGGCGCCAGCCTACTCGGTGATTTACATTCAGTCGAACCTGCCTTACTCCGTGCCTCTGGAGAATGGCCACTCAACACAGGCGCCGACAGGCGTCTATGCCGTCTCGTTTAATGGTGTAATTCAGGCCTACAAATGACCCTTACAGAAATCAGAAACGCTGTCATTTCCCGAATGGCGGCACAGACCGCTATTGCCTCTGATGCGGTGGATTATCCCAATTGTCCTGTATTTGACCCCAGCAACCGCGATATCTGGGCCCGCCTCACCAACATTGCAGGACAGGCTGGCGCAACCGAGATCGGGGATGGGCCAGTCGTCCACAGGACGGGCTTACTCATCATTCAGCTGTTTGTTCCGGTCGGATCCGGGACGTTGCTTATCTCCCGAACGGCCGACCAGCTAACGGAGCTATTCGAGTTTAAGGACGACGGAAAGCTGAGTTATTTCGCTGTTTCTGCTGTGCCGGCGGGTGAGACCGATGGCTGGTTACAGCTCAATCTTCAAATTCCTTATCGCGCTCTGTAGCGCACAAAAAACAGGAGGCTCCTGTGAGCTCAGGTGCAAAAGTAGTAGCCGCGTTTATTCGCGAGACAACACCAGGAATCACGCCTACAGCAGGGGCGTGGAACCTGCTGCGTCGTTCTTCATTTGGTCTGAAACCAACGCAGAACACAAATGATAATGACGAAATCGCTGGTGACCGCATGGCGCAGGGTGTTTCACGCGGCACAGTGGATGTCGGCGGCGATGTCGGCACGCGGTTTCGCTGGAACCAGCATGATGATTTTCTTGCCAGCTGCTTCGGTTCCGAATGGGTAAATAACGTGCTGACGATGGGTAATGGTCGCATTACGTTCTCCGTGGCGACTTTTGCCAGTGATGTGGGGATCGCCCAGATTGCCCGCGGTTGTCAGGTTGGCACCTTCCAGATGGAAATCCCGGCCGATGGTGATATCACTGCAACCATTACATTTGCAGGGCTGGACTGGGAGACGAAGGGGGACGATACCAGCTATTTCACCACGCCAGTGGATTTAGCGGGGGCGCTGCGTTACTCCTTCAAGGAGGTCACGAACATCCGGCTGAATGGTGTTGATGGCGGGACAGGCTTCTGCGTCGACACCTTTAACATTCAGTTCAACAACAATATGCAGACTCAGCGCTGCATCGGTACCGGTTCGGCGTTCGCCGGCGCCAACATTCCGACAACCTTTACCCCGTCAGGTCAAATCACGCTGTCATGGTCAAAGGCAGCCTGGGAGGTTTACAAAAAAACGTTCACCGGCGAAACGGTGCCGTTTAGCTTCACCCTGGAGAATGCAGAAGGCGCCTATACCTTCGATTTCCCGGAAGTGCAGATCTCTGGCGACTGGCCGGATGCGGGGAGCACTGACATTGTTCAGGTTCAGCTGGATATCACCGCGGCCAATACTCCGCCAACTATCACCCGCGTTCCCAAAGTGCCGGCGACGGCAATCAGTGTTGCGCCAGCCACTTCAATTGGGGCCGTGGGATCTACTGTGAAGTTAACCGCCACGCTTACGCCAGCTGATTCAACTGATACCGTCCAGTGGACGTCATCGGATCCGACTATCGCCAGCGTGGTTTCTACCGGGCAGAAAACAGCGAAAGTCACACGTAACGCAGCCGGTACTGCAACCATCACCGGTAAGGCCCGCACCTTTACCGCAACGTCTGAAATCACCGTTACCGCGCCTTAATTTACCTGGCCCGTTCTGCAGTCATCGCGGATCGGGCTTTTTTGGGAGTCTTTATGCTGATTATTTCTTCTCAAATTGATTTGAACGGAGAACGCTGGTTTTTCCCTTACAAAAAGCCAGCAGGAAGTAAAAAGAAATTCACGCCGGAAGACGAGGCGCTATTTAAACTCCGTCTGTTGGTGGCCAGTAGCGAGAATCCACAATACCGCTCACGCAATGCGCTGGTGCGGCGCCATATCGACAAAATGGACGCGAGCTACCAGGTCGGTACGGATGCTTTCGATCTCGCCAGTGTGGGCGAGATTGACTCGGTTGATGATCTTCTCATCGACAATTGCGCGCGCTTTCTTCTGAAAGACTGGGAAGGCGTGGGGGAGCTGGTGGATGGTACGGAGACGGCCGTAGCGTATACACCGGAGCGTGGTGTTGCGTTACTGAAGCAAAACCCCTCTCTGTACTGGCTTATTCTGGCTGAGGCGGCGAATATTGCTCAGGGTAAGGAGCAGCAGACTCAGGAAACCGTAAAAAAGCCATAGAGGCCCAAAAGTGGCTAAAGGAATTCGCCGGCGAACAGGGCGAGAAAGCAAAGTGGCGCAGGGAGAAGCTAAATCTCCCGCCCATTCCAGAGCCTGAAATCGATGCAGTCACTGGGGAGATCCTCAACGCTTACGCCATGATATCGCGCGGCAGGAAGTATGCAGGCATGGCTGGAGTGCCGCTCCCTCTATCCCTGAATGATATCGAGCTTTACCTGGCATCGCGCACCATCCTGATTGACCGTACCGAGTTTGATGCAGCGATACTGGCCCTCGATGACGCCTGGAGGGATGAGTGGGCAGAGGCACAGAAACGTGCAGCAGATAAGAAAGGAAGCAACTGACCTACCATTAATGGTGGTCCATGCTACTGAAAGTCGATGATAGGATGTTTCCGATTGCAATCAAAGGAAACATATAATGAAAAAAGTCATCGCCTTGGCGCTTGGAGCGCTGTTACTTTCTGGTTGTACAGTACGTGTTGCAGATTTGACTGTGGCGAGTACTAAAAATTACAACCTCAATGGGGGTAAGTTCTACAAAGGGAAACGTGTAACAGCAGAAGATAGCTATCCGGTTATCATCTTCCCTCTTGGCATCCCGAACGTTAAAACAGCCGCTGATCGAGCGATTGAAAAAGATCGCTGTGCAGTTGGTCTGTCTGACGTAGTTGTCACTCAACTTAACCACTCCTTCTTGTTCGGTAAGATTGGTCTGCGTGTTGAGGGTAATCTTGTGATTGACCGCAGCCTGCCGGGTTGTGAGAACGCAAGCTGATTGATAAAGCCACCATCGGGTGGCTTTTTAATTGATGGGGTAGACAAGTGAAGATTATTGGATACTTAGCGATTGTAATAGGGGTGATCTTTGCTGTATCGGCGCTATTTATGGATGTGACAGTAGCGACAAGCGGTGGCTATAGGGTTAACAATCTTGGATTGATGTCATCGCGCCAAAATTACATGATATTTGGAGGTTTCGTAGCCATCGCAGGTATCATTATTGCTCTGGTGGGAGATAAGCTAAAAGCGTCCGGAACTTCAGTCAAATGCCCTTACTGCGCAGAATTAATAAATTCCGAAGCGGTGAAGTGCAAGCATTGCGGGAGTGATGTAACTCCTTCGAAGATAATAGCTAACACTGACAATACTGGAGCTAGTGATAGGCTGGCTGATGTCAATGTAAAGTTAATCGCTGGAATTGCAATTACTGTCTTTGCGGTGATTATCGTAGCAATAATGTTTTACCGCCAATGAAGTAAAGACCCGACAGTTTCAAAAAGTTCCAACCTCGCTTTGGCGGGGTTTTTTATTGCCCGGAGATAGGTAATGACTGAACAAACATCCCGCCTCGCTATTATTCTCGATAGCACCGGAGCAGAAAAGAATGCGGATAGTTTAGCCAGTGCTCTAAACAAAATAACAGCAGAGGGTGAAAAAGCTGAGTTCGCAACGGATAATCTTTCCGCAGCTACTAAAGATCTAAACTCACATCTTAAGGTTGGACCAAAACACGCTATCGAAAATGCGAAGTCAACAAGGTCGCAGCGGGAAGAAATAGAAAAATTACTGGATAAGCTGGATCCTACATCAAAGGCGTTTGATGAGCTGGATAAAGCAATGGAGCGGCTGAAAAAGGCAAATCTATCTGGTGTGCTGGGGGCTGAGGAATTCAGCCACTACAGTTCCATCATTGATCAAACCCGCAATCGTCTTCAGTCTGCTCAGGATGAATTGACTGGGTTTACGCAGGCCCAGAGAGAAGCTGCGAAAGCTGCTCAGGATTCAGCAGCGCAACAGGCGCAGCAAGAGCGAATTCTCACGCAATTACAGGCTCGCCTTGATCCCGTAACCCACGCATTACAGGCTCTTGACGAGCAGCAGCGACAAATTTTCGAATATACGTATAGTGGTGCGCTTAGTATCCAGCAGTATGATGCCTACAGTGCCAAAATTGCCGAAGCTCGCCGTGAGTTGAACGGAGAAGCACAGGCAGAACGTGAGGCAGTAAAGGCTCAGGAAGAGCAGCGTGCTTCGTTGCAGCGATTAGTTGGCCAACTTGACCCTTTCTCAGCTGCGTTAGATAAAATCAAGAAACAGCGAGCTGAACTGTCGGCTGCCAAAGATGCCGGGCTGCTTACGCCTGAATACCACGCAGAGCTTTCAAATAAGCTGGATTTGACGGAGAAAGGGCTCAATCAGGTCAGCAATGAAATGCGGTATGGGGCCATCTCGGCAGGGCAGTATAAAAATGCCATGCGGTTACTCCCCGCGCAGTTGAATGATATTGCTGTTGGCCTGGCTGGTGGTATGCCTTTATTCACTATCTTCATGCAACAGGGTTCGCAGATCGCTGATTCGTTTGGCGGTTGGGGTAATCTGTTCGAGATCATAAAACAGCAGTTGCTGGGGGCCGGAGATGCCGCCGATGAATCAAGCGATTCCCTGTCAGCTAACGCTAACTCATTGTCTGAAAATACAGAGAATGCCAAAAAACTGACTGGATTTCTGAATCCCATGACTATCGCGCTCGGCGCTCTTGTCGCAGTTGTGGGTACTCTCACATATGCCTGGTACAAAGGCAGCCAGGAGCAACAGGAGTTCAATAAGTCCCTTGTTCTGACCGGGAATATTGCCGGGGTAACCACCGGGCAATTGGCAGACATGGCGAGATCGGTCGCAGATAATACAGGGAATACCACAGCCGCTGCCGCTCAGGCACTAAACCGTGTTGTCTCTGGTGGTAAAATCGCTACAGGTTCAATGCAGACTGTCACAGAGGCCGTTGTCGCAATGAACGATGCGACCGATGAATCTATCGATAGCATGGTGGCAGACTTCGAGAAAATCGCACAAAACCCGGTAGCCGCTATCGGAGAACTGAACGACAAATATCACTTCCTGACTCTGGCAACTTACAACCAGATTAAGGCGTTGCAGGACGAGGGTAATCAGCAAGAGGCTGCGAGACTGGCAACAGAGACGTATGCTGCGACTATGAAGCAGCGTGCTGACCAGATTCAGGGTAACCTAGGATCACTGGAGCAGGCATGGAAATGGTTGGGTGATGCCGCGAAAGGTGCCTGGGATGCCATGCTTGATATAGGTCGTGAAAAATCTATAGAGCAAAAAATAGCAGAAGCTCAGGACGAACTGGGTAGGGCGCAAAAGTCACTTTCTGATTTAAGTGCCAGACAATCAAAATATGCTGGGCCATATGGAGCATGGAAGTCTAGCGACCTTTCCATGCTTCAAAAGGGGGTCGATGCTGCTAAAGCGCGACTAGCTTCATTGCAGTCCGAGAAAATGGCTCAGGACGCCATTAATGAATCCTATGACCCATACCTTAAAAAACAGCAGGAAGGGATAAAACTACAGCAGAAGGCTGATGCCTTTTCTCAGAAATATCAGACACGGCAGCAGCAACGTGCTAAAGAGTTGGCTGAGCTATCCAAGTATCGCGGGAAATATACTCAAGAAGAATATGACAGAATATATTCTGAAATAAATGACCGCTACAAAGACCCGAAATCACCCAAGACGCCAAAGGGTAAAGCATATACCGAGGACGCAGCAACCCGGCTTCTTGATCAGATAAACCAGCAGACTGCTGCCATGCAGTCCCAGCTGGATGCCAGTGACAAGCTTAACAGCGCGACACAGGCGCGAATCAAGTTCGAACAGCAAATTGCTGACCTCAAGTCTAAAACGCAGCTCACAGCCGACCAGAAGTCGATTCTTTCCCGTTCAGATGAAATCCTCCAGGCGTATAAGCAGCAGGAGGCACTGCAAAACTCCGTAAAAACCCTGGATGATTACCGGAAACTGCAGGAACAGGTAAAGACGAAGGATGAGCGGACCAACGATCTGCTTAAAACCCGTCTTGAACTGCTGGAGAAAGCCAAAGCAACCGGGCAACTAAAACCCGGTGAATATGAAAAAACACGGGCAGACATTTATCAAAACACCGATATGCAACTGCCCTCGACGGTTCGTAATGTTGTAGGAAACCTGACACCCACAGGAGGGCGACTCTCTGGAACTTTTGAGGGGATGCAGGGGCAAATCAATGAATATGACCAGGCGCAGCAGGAGCTCCAGCGCTGGCTGGCAGCTCAGGAGGAAGCTTATGCGAAGGCCGGCGAAATAACTGCCGAGGGTGAGGCCAGAATGACGTCGATTCGTCAGCGTGCAGCGGATGCAAATCAGGTCATCGAGGCTCAGAAAAACACCATCATATCTGCGGCCACGCAGTCCTTGTTTGACAGTACCGCCGACATAATGCGAACGGGGTTTGGTGAGCAATCGGCAATCTACAAGGTTGCTTTTGCTGCGAGCAAGGCATTCGCTATCGCGGACTCAATGGTGAAAATCCAGCAGGCTATAGCAAGCGGTGCAGTTAGCGCGCCTTATCCGGCCAACATCATCGCTATGGCCTCAATCGCTGCGCAGACTGCCAGTATCGTCTCAAATATCCAGGCTGTTTCAGGAGTTGGCTTCGCCTCCGGCGGTTACACCGGCCCCGGTGGTAAGTATCAGCCCGCGGGTATTGTTCACAAAGGTGAGTACGTCTTCGACCAGGCGTCAACGAACCGGATCGGCGTGTCTCAGCTTGAGGCACTTCGAAATGGCCAACCGCTTGATGCAACTCTGGGGCGCACAGGGTTTGGTACTGGTGTTCAGAACGTTAACAGCGATAACCGTAGGCAAACAACTGTACACGCGCCGATTAATCAGGAGTTTCATCTCCAGGGTATTACTCCGGAGCAGTTGAGCGCTACACTCAATCAGAATAATCGACAGCTTTCCAGGCAGTTAAAAGGTGAACTCACAAAGGAGGTTACCATGCCACAAGGGGCTTTTGGCAACGCTCTAAAAGGAAACTATACACGACACGGTCCTAGGTAAGCTAAACTGCATTAGCTGAGACTTGATTGGGTAGGTAAGTCTAACAATCTGAGTAGGTGCAAGAAAACACAAGGATCTTATTAATGGAAGCGTTGTTAACATTTACATTTAAAGACTTCATAGCTTTTATGATTCCTCTTTTTATTGGCGGACTTATCTTCAATAGGAGACGTAAACGTAAGGAGGTCCGAGTGAAGTTTTCATTTCTTTGGCTTGTTTTGATAGTCGGTGGAATTCTTGAAATATGCGATGATATCTACACAACTTATTCCTATAGGCATAATCACTTATATAATAATGATACGCTTACAACCGTGTTTAACTATGATTTTGCAAAAATTGTTTTTTGTGGGGTTTTGATCTTTGTTTCTATTGCGCTTCTTCTTCAGGAGTTGCTTTTAAACAAGCAGTCACATTGATGTATATTGCCTGTCGGCGCATCGCCATTTTTTATTTTGATATGGGGCTGTGCCGAAACAATGTAAGCTCACATCAAAGTCAATAAAATTAATATATTGATAATGCTGTTTTTTAAATCAGAGATTTCTTCGATTCCATCGTGCTTTATTCTGAAATGTATACCCTCCTGAGGTTAATGGTGAAATTTTATTCGAGATACTTTACCGGGAGACTGCATGACTGATATCTACTACCCACATGACTATCTTCCAATGCCACTGCAGGAAGGATACGGATTCCAGCCTGTAAGCCCGTTAAAACGAACCCAGCTAACCACCGGCCGCGCGCGACAACGCCGGGCATATACGTCAACTCCTACTCAGGCCAGTGTGTCATGGTTTATGGAGACCGACGGTCAGGCTCAGCTGTTTGAAGCCTGGTATAGGGAAAAAATAACGGATGGCGCTGACTGGTTTTTTATGAAGCTACAAACCCCGCTGGGGGTGGAGTTTTATAAATGTCGGTTCACTGATATCTATGAGGGGCCAACACTGGTGGCGCCGATTTACTGGAAGTTCACAGCGACACTAGAACTCTGGAAACGACCTGTTTTGCCTGATGGATGGGGCGATTTTCCTGACTTCATTGTGAACAGCGATATTCTTGATCTTGCAGTTAACAGGGAGTGGCCTGAAGCATGACAAGACTTAACAGGCTGTATGCCAGCAGCGGGCCGGAGGTGATCATTGAAACGCTGCAGATCACCGTTGGCTCAGATGTTCACTATCTGTGCCAGGGGTATGAGGATATTACGGCGACGACGGAGAGCGGCGATACCGTAACGTTTACCGCCTGCGCGATTGACATTGCGCTGCCGGCGCGCAACGCGGACGGTACGCAAGATTTGAAATTCGCCCTGTGCAATGTTGATGGTGTTGTGTCCACGACGATCCGCAATGCCCTGGCTAACAGGTTGTCTGCATCGCTGACATACCGCAGTTTTATCTCCACGGATTTAGCCGCGCCTGCGGCGGTACCGTATACGCTGAAAATCAAGTCGGGTTACTGGACGGCAACAGAGGTTCAGATCACTGCGGGCTATATGAATGTCCTCGATATGGCCTGGCCGCGTTACCGCTACACGCTCCCTGTCTTCCCCGGACTACGTTATATCAGCTAAGGAATCCATCATGTTTAACCCTGATAAATACCTTTCAGTCACCTGGCTGAAGGGCGGGCGCTCATGGCCGGATCTCGACTGCTTTGGCATTGTGAACGAGATACGCCGCGATTTGGGCTTGCCTCTCTGGCCTGATTTTGCCGGGGTCACGATAGACGACGGCGGCCTCGACCGGGAGGCGCGTCAAATGATGCTTACCCTGGAGCGCTGCGACCCCTGCGAAGGGGCTGGCGTAGCTTGCTATTCCGGCTCAGCCGTCACCCATGTGGGGATTGTCGTCAGTATTGATGGCCTGCTGCATGTGGCGGAATGCAATCCAGGCTCTAACGTAACGTTTCTTCCGTTAGCGCGGTTTAAGCGGCGATTTGTCAAAGTGGAGTTCTGGCAATGACCATTCGTTTTTACCCGTCCCGGCTTCCCGGTGAACCTCTCGAAACGCATGAACATGGCGTAACCAGCCTTCGAAACTGGCTGGCGGTGAATGTTGAAGGTTACGAGGATCGGGATGTGCCGCCGCTGACCATTGAGGTTGACGGTCTGTCCATTCCGCCAGGCGAGTGGGCTACTTGCGTGATCCACCCTGAAAGTGATGTCCGGCTTTATCCGGTGCCCTTCGGGCTGGAGGCCGCCACCATCGCGTGGATAGGTGTCGGTATCTCCGTTGCTGCAGCAGCTTATTCGCTGTTTATGATGAGCAGTATCGATACGGGGGGCTATACATCATCCACAGGGCGCAGTCTCGACCTGAACCCGGCGAAGGCAAATACCGCAAAGCTGGGTGATCCGATTCGCGAGGTGTTTGGTCGGGTGCGTATCTACCCTGATTATGTGGTCCAGCCTGTGACCCGGTTCGACGCTGCTGATCCTACGAAAATGCGCGTCCAGATGCTGCTGTGTCTCGGTGTCGGTGAACTGATTTATACCAATGGTGATATCCGGGTTGGCAGTACGCCAGCTTCAACGCTGCCGGGATTCAGCATCACCTATTTTCCGCCCGGCGCGGATGTTTCCGGCGATGAGCGCAGCGAGAACTGGTTCAACTCGACAGAGGTCGGTGGAACATCAAGCGGAACAGGGCTGGATATGGCCCAGACCTCACCTGATTCCGACGATGTTATCGCTGACAGCATGACGGTTTCTGGTGCATCCGTAACGTTTACAGGCCTTGATACGGATGATGGTGACGATGACGACGAGGACGATAATTCTCTTCCGGACAGCTGGGTAACGGGGGCCATCGTTGAAATTAAGGCGCCGACAAATTATCTGATCTCCACCTCTTCTGGTTACAGTGTTTTTGCCAGCTCGTTGCTTACCGAACTTGCTCCCGTAGCGGGTATGCCGGTGACGCTGAGTTTCAACAGCGTCGATTATGACCTCTTCATTGCGTCCTATACCCCGGGTCAGGATGCGGTGCCTGGCGAGGGTGGCAGTCCAGCAAAAATTCAGGCCAGTGCGGCTCCCGTCACCTACGACTTTTCGACCAGTTCCAGTACGTTCATGATCACTTGGCAGGGCACCACCTATACAGTGTCGCTGGTAGCGAACTATATCTCGATGTCGGGACTGCTGGCAGCCATCACCGAGGGGCTCACTGGTTCCGGCCTCGTCGCGCGGGACAACGGCGGTACCGTACTGATAACCGAGGGTGCAACGGCTTTCACTTGCTCACCGCGGGAATGAGTACCAGATCGTCTCTGCCGACGGCACAACGGCAACAGTGGCGCGCCTGGTTAATGGGTCCGTTGATGAGTCGTGGCCGGGATTCACCGCCAGGACGATGATCGACTATGAGGCCACTGGTCTTAACGACACGCTGAGCTGGCTGGGGCCGTTCCTGGTTTGCCCTGAAAATGAGACCGTCGATATGTTCGAGGTGAATTTCTCTTTCCCGAACGGTATCTGCGGCTTTGACAGTAAGGGCAAAAAACGGATTCGCCACGTTGAGTGGGAGATACAGTATCGCGTCTACGGTTCCGGCTCGGGGTGGGTGAGTCACCAGGGCGAGTACGCGCTGAAAAACGTCAACGGGCTGGGTTTTACTGAGCGGATCACCCTCAGTTCTCCGGGGCTGGTAGAGGTTCGCTGCCGTCGGCGCAATGAGCAGGGCTCAAACAACGCGCGAGACAGTATGTACTGGCAGGCACTGCGCGGGCGACTGCTGACACGCCCTTCATCCTATCCCGGCGTGTCGCTGATGGCGGTGACCGTCGAGACGGGCGGGAAGCTGGCGGCGCAGTCAGACCGCCGCGTAAACGTTGTGGCAACGCGGTCCTATGACTCAGGAACGGCCAGAACCATTTCGGGGGCGCTGCTGCATGTCGGGAGCTCGCTGGGGCTGGAGATGGACGTCGATACCATCAACGCGCTGGAGGCCGCGTACTGGACACCACGGGGTGAAAATTTCGATTTCGCCACCGGCGACAGTATCTCGGCGCTGGAAATGTTGCAGATGATAGCCAGTGCCGGGAAATCCCGCTTCCTGTTAAGCGATGGTCTTGCGACGGTCAACCGCGAGGGGATTAAGCCCTGGATGGGGATCATAACGCCGCATGAGATGGTGGAGGAGCTGCAAAGCGGATTTACCGTGCCGTCCGACGATGATTTTGATGGTGTCGACGTGACGTACATCAACGGCGTCACCTGGGCAGAGGAGACTGTTAAATGTCGGACACCCGATAATCCCACGCCGGTGAAAATCGAGAACTACAAACTCGATGGGGTGCTCAATCAGGATCACGCCTACCAGATCGGCATGCGTCGCCTGATGAAGTATCTTCAGCAGCGGGTTACATACCAGACCACCACCGAGCTGGATGCGCTCTGCTACAACCTGGGTGATCGCATCGTGCTCACGGATGATATTCCGGGGAACAACACGATTTCCTGTCTGGTGGAGGCGATGACAACGGCTGGTGGCGTGACAACCTTCACCGTTACGGAGCCGCTGGACTGGTCTTTCGAAAACCCCCGTGCGCTGATCCGCTATCAGGATGGCTCTGCATCCGGTCTGATGGTGGCGAGCAGAGTGGGGGATTATCAGTTGTCCGTTCCCCATCTGAGTGATTTTGATGACCCATTGAAGATTGACCATAATTCACCAGCCATTGAGCCAGTCCGCCTGGTGTTCTGCGGCTCAACGCGTCATGTCTATGACGCCATTGTTGAGGAGATTGCCCCACAATCAGACGGGACGTGTCAGGTTACCGCCAAAGAGTACCGCGCATCCTTCTACGACTACGACAACGCCAGTTATCCCGGCGACATTGCATAAAACAGAAATAACTCTCAACAACCCGCTTCGGCGGGTTTTTTTGTTATAGGGCGACTATGAGCACATATAAAACGAAAAATCCTTTAGGTTCCGCCGCCGTAAAGGACCTGTACGATAACGCTGAAAACGTGGATAAATTTGTTAACGACAGGACAAAAGAGGAGTTAGAGGACCGGTTAGGTGTGCTTCGCAAAACCTGGCACGGCATGGAGATGATCTTCAGCCGCTTTATAGACTACATCACTGGTCGCGGCGAGCGGGCAGTTGCAGCTATCGGCTGGCAGGAGCTTGGCAACTGGGCTGTTGGTCTGGCTGTAGATAATCGCCAGCAGATCGTCTACTACAATGGCTCCTGGTACAAATACCTTGGTGAGCTTGAGCACGTCATTGCCGGAGATTCTCCTGAGAACGATGGCGGTGTGTGGTCGGCTGCAAACCCCACAGGGAAATGGTCGAACATCGGTGACGCGGCTCTTCGCTCAAACCTGGGTTCAGACGAAGCTGATTTAGGCGGTGCTTTGGTGAGCATCGATAACGCCACCATGAGGGAGTTAGCAGAGAATAACATCTTCAGGAAAATGACCCGTGCGGATATTAACACGATGCTCAACACCCCTGGTGCCGAGGTCGATGTTGAATACGCTTTACAGGTTCTTATCGATGAGGGTCACAAATCAATACTCTTTCCGCATGATGTTAAGGGCATTTATATTCTTGCTGGAAATGTCACCGTACCCGCCCCTGTAACGTTGATTTCATTTTCTCCTTGCGTTAAGCCATACACAATTACGGACGATTCGTCGTTTCTCAATAAAGGCGCTGTCATTCGAAAAGCGGCAGGAGCTGATTATATTTTTGGGCCGGGAACCGTCCCTCGCTTCTACGGCCTGCTTCTCGATGGCAGAGACAGCAGCAGACCGCTGTTTAATCAGGAGAATCAGCAGCGCGGAGGTATGCTGTTTAACTGCGGTATTTATCGTTTTCTGTACGGCATTGGTAGTTATTCCTATACCTCTGTTCAGGTGGGAATGTCTTCCATATGCGCCAACCAGGACGGAGTTTATAACCTGATTGATTCTCGCCTGATTAACTGCACCATTAACGCGAATACCCGGCATGGTGTTTATCTCCGCAATGGTGCTAATAACAACCTTTTCCAGAATATCCGAAATGAATGGAATGGAGGGGTGGGATATTTATCTGATGGCTCCGTCGGCAACATTATTAATGGTGAGCTGGTTGACCGTAATGGCTCGGCAAATTTCGCGGTGCTTAATGGCGGAGGCTTTCTCGTTGGGGATGTATTCTCCCAGCGACCTGGCCGAACCTCGGCGGCAGGTTCCTCCTATAATACTCATTTTTACATGGAGGGCGCAGGCAGCTATATCATGCTCAGCAATGTCGTGACACGAACCGGCGTTGATGATGATGGCCAGGGAAAACTGACGCCAGAAAGGGTACTGACAACCGGAGGCGGCTCCACGGATATGACTTTTATTGCCAATGGTTGTGATTTGTCCGGATACACCCTATCCGCGTTGCGGCAAATTACCACTGCCGAGAAAATGATTTTCAGGGGAAATAAAGGCGTGCCTGACCTGATAACTACTGGCCTTTATCAGTTCCAGAACGGTCGGGGGAATGTGGGAGGTGTGAAGAGCAATCAGGTTCTGACGTCCGGCGTTGGTTCTATGTTAGCCCTCAGTTTTCAGGAAACTGGATTAGCCGATCCCACGACAGCCCAGGCAACGCTCCCTTTGTGCAGAACGCTCCTGATTGAATCGCTAACATCAGGCGGGGTATCAGGAAAATTCAAACTACCGTTTCAGATAAGGCGCGTGGTACAGGCCGCTAATGTTGACCTGTATACCTCTGAAGCCCGTTCATCGCCCACGGGAGCCTACGCTGTCACTGGCGCGACAGGTGTCAATGTATCACTGGCAGTTAATGCTGATGCCACACTGACAACCGTCACGCTCACCAGCGTTGACGGCATCGGGCGGTTCCTGCGCGTGACAATTCTGGACAACTAAGGGGGCATTATGAGTGATGCGTTTTTTGCAGAGTTAACTGAGGGGGACGATATTCCTGCTATGTCGCCATTTGATATCTGGTATGAGGAATTATGTGCTTATATGCTTGAACATGGTGGACGTGCCCCTTACAAAATGGCGTATCTGGAATTTTTCGAGCAAGGATTAACGGTAGAGGAGGCGGTTGAAAAATTTAAATAATGGAATACCGCCAGTGCAATACTGGCGGTTATGTTAATGCACGATTCTTTTGCTAAGCGCATTTTCTGGTGTTAACCCATCCGAAAAGGAATCAATCCATTCACCTTTATAAGCAACAATGTCCATTGAGTAGCCACTATTTTTAACCAGTTCAACCACGTCTCTGAACCAGGTTTCAAATGGCGGTTCGGTCAGTTCTGTTTCGTCTTCCATTTTCACTCCTACATTGAGGGCAACATTGATACATTAACGGTTCTTTCCAGACCATCAACATTTGTCAATTGAACAGTAACCAGACCGGTTGAGCTGTTAATGGACAATGATACCGTTACGCCAGTCCCTGAAAGCCCAATGCGTGCAGAGCTGGCAACAATTCCCGAGGTCAGGATATCCAGATAATAAAGATTCTCCCTTCTGAATCTGACGGGAATTTTAATATCGTCACCAAGTGACTGGCTACCAATTCGACATTCAATTAGGATTGAACGGGTAATATATGTATCGAAAGAATTCTGGAATATGTTGGTCTTGGTCAGAGATAACGTTGCACCCACAGAACCTGCTAACGTACCTGATGACTGTGAACCAATAATTCGCCTGCCTTTAACAACCTGGGTCATACCAATATTTACATCGTCGTCCATACCAAGGTTGCCGGTTATCGACTTATTTAACGTGGTCGCCTTCTGGTTAATTGCTGAAGTAACAAAACCAGTCATATCACTTCCGGAAACCAGCAAGGTCCCCCCGCCAGAGCCAAGAGCCGATACGTTGTAGGATGGCGAGATTGTCCCTCCGTCACCGCTGTCATTCGCACCGACACCAGTTCTTACCCCTGAGAGTTCAATTTTACCGTCATCAATAATAATAAAGTTTGCGGAATAGTCATTACCCACGGGTTGATTAGCACCACTGCGCCGGACGTTAACGCCGTTTAAAATCCATGAGGATTTAGCCCCGGCGACCACACCTCCCCTTCCGGCCCTGTCGCAAAGCTCACCGGAAATCTGGTTCTCCACCGACTGGTACGCATACCAGTTATCGCCGGTGTTCCATTCGTTCCGGCATCCTCCAAAAAAGTTATTGTTTGCCCCACCGGTAAGGGCCACTCCTCGATCATTAGCATTGATTGTGCAACCAAACATCATGGAGTCTATTAAATTCCTGACTCCATCACCGTTTCCGGATATTGAACAGAAATATGCTTTCATTGTTCCGATGTACCTGGCTGTTCCTCCTGAAGCCCAGCCAATCCCGATCGCAAACCGATAAAATCCGCACCCCTCAAGTCGGGTGCCGTTGAACTGGGTTGCAGTACCTGGCGAATAAAAAAGGTACGTTGTTTTATCTCGGCCATCAAAAACAACATCCCGGAATACATGCCTGCCTGTTGAATAAAATGGAAAACTTGCACCAGCTGCTACGCGGATGACGACTCCGCAATTCAGAAAACTGTTATCGTCATCAATTGTATATGGGCGTCGGCAACCCCACCCTATAAATTGAAAACCTAATGGAAGCGTTGCGGGGTCAAGCCCGAAATTTAACGCACCGACATTCCACGGAATATCCAGTACCATCACTCCATCAGCTACAGCGTCTTTTAACGCATAGTCAGCAATAACATTAACACCAGGAGTTGTGAGCAACGCTTGCTGATCAGCTTCAGTAAGATATTCAAAAATCGAGGAGCGAATGATTCTGGCCAGAGGTGAGGCGTTCCGGTAAACCATCATTGCTCCTTCGCCTGAACCCAGGTTTACGCGAACAATATCGGCAATTTACAATCAGCCTTTTCAAAGGGTTGCATAATGCTGATTGGCTACGCGCGGGTGTCTACCGGCGATCAAAACCTCGATTTGCAGAAAAATGCGCTGGCTCGCGCAGAATGTGAGCAGATTTTCGAAGATACAGCGAGCGGGAAAAACGCCAGACGCCCAGGGCTGAGGCGTGCTATTCGTCGTTTAAAACCAGGGGATTCTCTCGTGGTCTGGAAGCTGGATCGCCTTGGGCGTAGTGTTCGTGATCTCATAACTCTGGTCTCAGAGCTGCAGGATAGAGGTATTCACTTTCGTAGCCTTACAGACAGCATTGATACCAGTACCCCAGCAGGCCGCTTTTTCTTCCACGTCATGAGCGCCCTGGCTGAGATGGAGCGCGAGCTGATCGTCGAGCGTACCCGAGCCGGGTTAGCAGTTGCGAGGGAACAGGGGAGAGTTGGCGGTCGCCGCCGGGTAATGACTGAAGAAGTGGTGGAGCGGTGCCGCAGAATGCTGGAGAACGGCGCTACCCGGCAACAGATCGCAGATGTGATAGGGGTGGGGGTGAAGACGATCTACAAATACTTTCCTGCTGCCGTCCGCGATCAAGGATTCCTGCCCTTCCCGTGATATGTAACATTTGAGATAATAAGTACTTTCAGTTTTGAAAACAGTTTGGTTTGTTCGTGAACGGTAAGAAAACAATAAGTTTTGAACAATTTTTAACTATTAACAGCAATCTTGTTTCCATCTCAGATACATGGGCAGACTTGTGGGCGTTAATTTTTCACACAGGTTTAAGCGCTGGAAGGCTGCTGAGTATTCGATATGATGATATTGATGGTGACTTGATACTGATACGAAAACAGGGTCACCTGAAGGAGCTACGTGTTGAATCAACCCCTCCAGTGGAGGCGATGATTGCTCGTAGAAGAGAACGCTATCCAGAAGATGTTTATTTATTTCAGAGTCATTCTAACCGTGTGAAGTACCATCGCCGGCCGGTCACTATAATTGCTTTCAACGCCGCTTTACGTCGCGCCGCTAGATCATTACCAGACGTTAACGTAAGCAGTAGTAGCGCGAGAAACATACCGGACTAAGCGCCTGTCCAGTAGCGTGCGGCCGATGTGACAGGCGTGGGAGTGAAGACGATTTACAAATATTTGCAAGTACAATACGGCGATAAAAAATCCCCTTGAGCAGGCACACTCAAGGGGAAAATACTACATAACATCATTGCTGTGTGCGTCTTTGCGCTCATCTATCTTCCAAGAAGATGCCTAAAGCTTCCAGATATTTCTGGTCTGAGCAGTTAAAACATTGGGTCGGTAGCCGATGTAATAGGAGGGGGTGAAGACGTTTTATAAATATTTTCCAGCCGGTTAAGTTTGCTCACCTGCGAACCGTATGCAAGAGATCGCAGGTGAGCAATTTGCTATGAAGGCATTGCCATAGCTGAAAAATTTTAACCTCGCATTGTTCGCAAAACCATCAAAAAGCTAAGGCCTGAAAACACTTTCAGACTAACCTTACTCGTTACATCAATGTGTTACGTCAATGGCGTAAATTGATAGCCAGAGCCTATATTGATATGTCGCCCTGTTAAAACTACTGTATATAAAAACAGTGTTAATCTGAGCGAGTCAATTATGCAGTTTTACACGCCCGTTGAGTTACGTGAGATCATGCTGATCCCGTTGTACAGTGACCTTGTGCAATGTGGTTTTCCAAGCCCTGCACAGGATTACGTTGAGCAACGTATCGATCTGAACGAGTTGCTCGTTAACCACCCCAGTGCGACGTATTTTGTCAAAGCCGCCGGCGACAGCATGAAGGATGCCGGCATAGGGGAAGGTGATCTTCTTGTTGTGGATAGCTCAAGGACAGCAGTTCATGGCGATATCGTTATTGCTGCAGTGGATGGGGAATTCACTGTTAAGAAGCTGCAGCTGCATCCGCGGGTTCAGCTTAACCCAATGAACCCTGCATATTCGCCAATAGTCGTCGGTAGTGAGGACACTCTCGACGTGTTCGGGGTGGTTACGTACATCATTAAATCAGCTGGCTAAGATGTTTGCGCTTTGTGATGTGAATTCATTTTATGCATCGTGCGAGACCGTATTTCGTCCTGATCTGAAAGGGCGTCCGGTGGTCGTTCTGTCAAACAACGACGGCTGTGTGATCGCCCGCTCGCGAGAGGCGAAGCCCTTCGTCAAAATGGGT